AAAAAGTATAGAAAATCTGCCTAAGCCTGAAACCGGCAAAGAGAAAATTGCTAGAATGGAGGTGGAAAATAACCTACTACTAGAATATGTGCTGGATGTGGACTACAGATTAATACTGCAAGAATTAGGGATGGGAGGAATGTAAAATGTCATTAACTTACAGATTATGCAAGATTAAAATTGAGAGAAAAAGCTATGACACAAAAGAACAAATGCAAGAAATGCTGGATGTTTTCTATGTAGGCGCTAGGCTATCCACTGAAGAATATCAAGAACTCACAGCGCTTTTAAATGGTTAAGCATAAGGTTAATTATACGCAGTTGGAACAAACAGTGAACTAAACAAACACCAAGAGAGGTGATGAAATGAGAATAAACATGAGCACAATCCTTCTCTTGATTATACCGATTGCAACCATTCTTCCTAGTTCCCACTCATACATGCACGACAATATAGACATATACAATCAGGGCGAAACCAACATGTGTGTGGCTTATGCAGTTGTAGGAGCTATAGAGGAATCCATGAGGATTCAAGGGCATGATTCGGGTGGTGGATTTGACAAGGCTTGGCTTTATATGAGAGCTAGGGAATTGGAAGGAACTCCACACAAACAAGGGGTCCTAGTTAGTACGGCTTTTGAGATAGCGAAAGATGAAGGACTGAAGTATTCGAACTCCGACGAGAGGTTCAAGATACACGACTATAGGAAAATAAGGACAAAGGACATAAGAAAAGAGCTTGCAGATGGAAATATCGTAGTGATATCAAGCAAGGTTGAGAAGTCAAACTGGTGGGACCACGACAGCCTAATATTGCCATCGGACAGACAAAGCATGTACTACCACGCAGTATATTTGAACGGATATGATGACAACGAGACCATAGGAGGAAACACAGGTTTCTACTTTGGCGTGAACAGTTGGGGTAGGTCGTGGGGTGATGATGGACGATTCAGTATGGCATATGACTACCTACACAGCGATAGGGTCCAATCGGCTTATGTGTTTGAGTTGTATAACGAAGATATAGGGTTGAAGGTGGGAAGCAGGGAAATGCTTGTCGGAGATTCTATTGTATATCTCGAACAGCCAGTAGTTCTGTTGAATGGTAAAACAGTGGTGCCTCTAAGGGATGTGTTCGAATCTCTTGGATATGGTGTTGACTGGGATAACGGCAATATTACAATTTACAAAAAGTGAGGTGTTCATGTGAGTGAACATAGGTGTTTAAGGGACGGTGAGATATCGGAACTAAAGACAAACATGACAGCGGTATTCAAGAGGATAGATGAAATGCGTAACATATATGAAAATCTGTCTAAGCTGACGGACAGTGTACACAACCTAACCGTTACCATGTCTATATTCGGGGAGCAGATGAAGGACACTAAGGAGGATTTGCTTGATGTTAAGAAGGACCTAGATGTTATAAAGTCCGTCCCCATCGACGAATACAGGGATATCAAGAGGATGGTTGTTGGTGCCGTTATAGGAGCTATCGTAACCACGATAGTCGTAGGTGTTATGGAGGTGATATGATGAATATTAACAGGAAATTGGTAGAACATAACTTTACCAAGGGAAGGTATGGCAAGAGGATTGAGTACATTGTCGTGCATGACACCGGCAACGAAAAACCCTTGGCTACAGCCGATGCACACTACAGGTACTTCAACAAGCCGGGAAGGAACGCATCGGCACACTATTTCGTGGACGAGAAAGAGGTCCTACAGATAATAGACGATAAGGACACCGCTTGGCATTGTGGCGATGGCAAGGGACGTTATGGAATAACCAACTCCAACTCAATAGGGGTTGAGATTTGCATAAACGACGGAAATTACGACACGGAGATAAAGAGGACCGTAGAGCTTGTGAAACATCTTATGGATAAGCACAATATACCTGTAGACAAGGTGGTTAGGCACTATGACGCTTCTAGGAAGCTTTGTCCCGCAAAACTGTCTGCCAACAACTGGAAGAAGTGGCATGAGTTCAAGGATATGCTTGAAGAAAAGGAAGGAGTGAAGGTCAAGATAAGGAACAGGATGTACTACATGGACGGGGTTTTTCAGGATGACAAGAACTATGTGAGCATAAGGGAATTGGCCGAGGCATTGGGCCATACGGTTACATGGGACAAGTCAAACCAGACGGTGGTGATTAGGTGAGCCAATTTACAGATGATGAACTGAAGGCTATCCTTTGGTCCATGAACAATCCAGAACCGAAAAAGAAAATGAATAAAATGGATAAGTACCTTATGTTCCTGACGATACTGACCCTTGGGATTATAGGTGCTTATTTTTATACCATATTCACGACAGGCATAGAGCCTACTGTACTTGTCGACAACTGGTTTCGTGTGGTGATAGCAGAAGTAATCGCCATGATGGGGATAAAGATATCTAAGGAATGGAGGTCTAAAGAATGATAGAATTTATGATTGCTAATTGGGACAGTGTTGCACTGTTTGTGGTTTTGGTGGTAGCTCTTGCACTTATGGTGCAAAAGGGATATACGGCACAGGTGAAGCAGATACTTTTTTACCTTGTAACAGAGGCCGAAGCACAATTTGGCGGAGGAACAGGCGAGCTTAAGTATTCCGCCGTAAGCACGTGGCTATATGACAGGTTGCCGTTGGTTGCAAAGCTTGTTTTCACAAACAAGTCCATAGACGAACTGATAGAACAGGCAGTGTTGGAAATGAAGGAATACCTAGAAAAAAACAAAAAGGCACAGAAGCTTGTTCTGGGTGTTGAAGAGGAATAAAACAAGTTAATGGAATGAGGTGGTTAGATGGCTACGAGTTACGCATATGACCCTAGGGGTAGGAAGGTTGAAGTCGAGATTAGAGACGGCAAGACCTACACCAAGGACGGCAGTAGGATAGGGACAGGTTATACCGTACAGACAGGTGGCGGTATATATAAGATGACTGACAAGGGTGGAGTGAAGGTAGATTCCCACAACACAAGAAGGACCTCCAGTAGAGATAGTGATGACAGAAGGACTTCTAGCCGAGATAGTGGAAGTAGAACATCTAGTAGGGATAGAGACGACAGAAGGACTTCTAGTCGTGACAGTGGAAGCAGAACTTCTAGCAGAGACCGTGACCCTAGAAGAGATATAGCCGATACTTTGGCTAACACTGAAAGCAACATAGGTAAGATAGGGGATAACTTCTACTATGACAAGTCATATTTTGACAAGAGAAATTCAGATACAAGCACTTACATGGGAAGTAATAATGAATTTGCCAAGAAGTACGAAGATGTAATAAACAACTTCTATAATTACAACAAAGAACAGGGCAAGGAAATAACTAGCCAAGTGGCACTGGACATGTTCAAGTCCAACCTTGAGCAGTCCCTTAGAGGAAATACTCCAATGTACAAGGGTGGAGGTGTCATGAGTACCGAGGCATGGAACGAAGCTCTTGAGGATTACAAAAGGAACAAAGACCTTGCTTATCAGGAATCAAAGGACAAGGAGTTTACCGACGTGAGTGGAAGGACTAGGACCGGTAAGGATATCCTAGACGACCTATCCAAGAACGTCGAGGGCGAATACAGGGTAAGGCCTGAATATGCAGACCTAGGAAAAAACAAATCCGGAAAGACACAGGAAGAGTTGAGGGCCGAGTGGGAAGATTTATATAATGGTAATGTAGAAGATAGTCCTGAACTGACAGGATATAACGGAATAGACCAAGCTCTTGCAAACTACACCACTGAAAGAACCGGCAACAGGAACACTAGGGATGATGATATATCAAGAATAATAAACTCACTACCTGATGAAGTTTTAAGTTGGGCCGATGCAAAGGCTAGGGCGGACGAGCAGATGGGTTATGAGTATGACAAGGCACTTGAAGATACGCTTAAGGCAATAGACAGACAGGCTCTACAGACTGGTTTCTTCGGACAGTTGCCTACAATGGATTACAAGCAGAGGAACGCAGACGACATAGAAAGAGCAAGGGCCATGAATATATCACAACTGGCACAACAACTTATGAATGATAGTGAGCAAGATGCACTCAACAAGGCTAACTCACTAATGGGCCTTGAGGCACACAGGGACAACCTTACAAACAGTGAGTGGAGAAGGTTGTTTGAAGAAAGAGCTTATCAAGACGGTAGAAGTGATACCGCTTGGGAAAAAGACTTTAAGGAACGTGAGTATGCTGACAGAAGGGATGACATAGGCTTTGAGAAGGCCGTTACAAAAGCTCAACTTACAGGAATGTTTGAGGGCAATCCTACAATGGCCTTGACCCAACTAGCTCATAATATGGGTATGGATTCCAAGAAGATGGAAATGGCCGAAACAGAAATGAACCACAAAATTGCTCTTGACTTTGAGAAGCTTAAGGATGACAGAGTTGCCTTGTCACAGGCATGGGCCAGAATAGGCAATACAAGGGACAGATTATCATTCGACCAAGCAAAGTACATGTCCGGCATAAAGGAAACCGCCTTTGACATGGCTATAGAGGATATGGCAAACAGAGGGATGTTTGACAAGTACGAGGATAGTTTTGGTGAACTTGAAGATGGAAGTTGGGGAATAATACCGGGCAGTAGAGCATTTAAAGATACAGAGATACAAGATACACTAGATAGGACCACAGACAGTTATCTGGACTATCTACTTGGTAGGAAGGACCATCCGGGAAATTATGAAAACTAGAGGTGAAGCTTATGGCACAAATTAAAGGAGCTAGAGGCGGAAGTTCTGACGGGGGAAGAGTTTACTCTCCCCCTCAAACTATTGCTGACGAAAGAAAAGAGGCTAATTTCTACCGTGCTTTTCAAAGGGGAGAACTTGACCCTAACAAGATAACCGACAGTGGTTGGAAAAGCCTTTATGAATACGAGCTTAGGACCGGTAGAAAAACGGCACAGGATATAAACCCTACCGAGGCTAGAAGATACAATGTCGACTTGAGCCTTAGCAAGCCTGTAGAGACCCCTAGCCGTCTAGGTAGCGGGATTGATTACAACATAGATGTTGACCCTGAACTTGGAAGCTCACAAGAACCTGAAAAGAGAAGCCTTTGGGATTCCTTCAAATCCGTGTTCAGTTTCGACCAACCTCAACAAAGTTTGCAACAGAGGGACAGGATAAATCCTGTAACGCCAGACCTGAACAAGACCACGCCAAGTCTGGGTAGCATGTTCAACCAATACAACCAAAACGAACAGACTACAGGGATGGACCCTCTTACAATGGCACTTAACAGTAGGTCCGATACAGGACTTTTAAATAAATACACACAGGAAGTCATGGATAGGGTGAGACAGAATGGACCGGGTGAAGTGAACCTTGGTGAAATGTTCGGGTCATACAAAGAGACAGACCCTAACTTGATGCCTAAGAATCCTGTAACAAACCCAATGGGACTTAACGAGGTAGACAAGATTAATGAGACTAATCCAATAAAAACCTACCTAGACCAATCCGCACAGGATGTAACCATGGATAACACATACACTCCAAAGGGTGTTACTAGCTACAACAAGGAAGCCGACGACAAGTACCTTGCCGGAATCCAGAGTTTCGGAAGGGAATTTGTAGGAAAGGCCAGTGACAAGTCCTTTGTACTAGAAGAGGACATGTCTAAGAAGCTTGCAGATGCCATGAAGGAGAACAATCCAGTAAAGGCAGAAATGATTAAAAAGACCTACAATAAGGGTGGTATGCCTAGGGAGTATTGGGACGAAGATAAATTGTTCAACTCCTTTATGGGTAGACCGCATGATGCAGAAATACCGGAGGGCGAACAGGTCTCTAGGGAGATAGGTGCCTTTGCCGGAAGTCTTGCAAAGATACTTACTTTCTCAAAGGTATTGGGTATGCCTTCTACCACTAAGGGCCTCTTGGCAAAGAACGTCGCCATGGGTACCGCAAGCGGACTAGACACGGCAAACATAAACGACTACGATGCTGAAGAGACAATTAAGGAAGCGGTGCTTGGAGCTTTGTCATTCGGCGTTGGTGAAATGGCCGGCATAGGAGTTACCAACAAGATGGGTAAGGCACTGGTGCATGTTTACAAGGCCAATCCTACATGGGCCAACCATCTAAACGCACTTGTAAGGACTGCTAGGGGACTTGGAGACGGTACCGTTGGAGGTATGGTCTACGGACTTACTGCAACTGCCATGGGTAGGGAGACACAGGACACCCTGAAGCAAGCCATACAGTCCGGACTTATAATGGGTATAGTAGGTGCGGTTACTTCATACGTCCCTTGGAGCAGATTCGGTATAACTTCAGAGGACGAAATTAAGAAATTCACAGTGAGCGTTGACCCTATAGACACAGAGGATGCACTTAGACAGAAAGGTTATGTAAAGCTTTCAGAGGTTGAGGGTGCAAACACAAGTAACCCATATGTAGACGACATGTGGATAAACAACCAGACCAAGGATATAAAGGTTGTAGCGGTTTCGGAGAAGGGAACACTTGTACCCAAGTCAATGGTAGATGGTACCACTGACCTAGATATGATGGATATTGTTAGAAATGTAGAGGACACCCCTGTAAGAAAAGCGGTGGACCCTACAACACAACCAGACTATATAGACAAAACCAAACAACCGAGCAGATATGCTAGGGTTATGGAAGGATTCATGGAAAGGGCCGGATTCAAAAAGAATGTCGTAAACGGCGATGTGTTCTTTGACAAGGTCCAGAAGAATCCAATGGACCCATACGACACCATGGTTGAGAGGATGACTATTCCGGAGGCTGAAAAATACTTCGAGGACAACTACTTCACTAGGACAGTAACAGACAGGCCTATCGGTGGAGTGGAGGATATGCAATCTTCAAGGAAACCTGTAGTCACAGACTTCGATGACAGTTTTGAGGTAAACAGGGCCATGACCGATTCAACACAGAGAGCATGGATTAAGGATATGCAAGACAAGGGTTACAAGGAGTTCAAACCCGGCGTATGGGTAAAAGAGGTTGACGGTAAGATTACAGATGTTGTACCTGAATTTACCGCAGACAATCAGGGTAGACCCATTCCGGTCTACAGGGCCAACAATCCAAACTCAAATCCAAACAGGACCACTGTAAGAGGTTTGACAGGGGGAGAATCATCCATAGCGGATGTACCTAGACCAACAAACCCACATATAGAGTTTGATTCCCTTGAGGAATTTGTCAAGAAGGAATACGGAGGCGTTAGGGACATAGACGAAAATTCATTCGACATGTTCAGAAATTCAATGGACACAATCTCAAAGACCTACGAATCATTATACGATGCAACGGCTATTGATTATGGTAAGAGTGCTATAGAAGTTTTATCAGATACCAATGTTAAAATCAATCAGGACGTATTCGATAAGATTGAAGATGAAACTATGAAGGAAGCAATTTCTCTAGTACACGGATTCTTGAACAAGGACCATGTACAGGATGCTATGGAGAAGGTGAAATCCTTCGATGAAAACTCAAATCCTGAAGAAATTTCCGAAGCTATCAGAAAATACAACCAAGAATTTATAAAAACCTTCATCACGGAAGAATCAGAGGCAGACCTTGAAAAAATGGCTTCACAGGAGGCCGATACAGAAGAGTTAGCGACACAGGTGGACCAAATGGTTGGCGAAGATGTTAAAACCCCTGTATCGGAGGCAGAAAGCCTGAAACAAGATTCTGACTTTATAGAGACCCCAGAAGTAGAAAATGTAGTCGATAGTCCTTCAATCAGGGCCGAAAACTTCGATATCGACCTAGCAAAAGAGAATTATGTAAACAAAATCACTTCAGGGGACAGAAGCGTATCTCCATCACAGGCACAAAATCTTTTCAACACAAGAATCAAACAGTTCGAGGATAAGGATTTTGAGTTTGTGGAAAAGATAATGCACAAAAAAGGAGAAGCCAATCTTGAACTCCTATCAGAATATACCGGTATGCCTGTAGAGACCGACGAGCAAATTGACCAAGCCATAAGAAGCATTGACCCACAGGCTTACGATTCATATAAGGGAGTTGAGGTCAAACCGGAAAATGTATCAAGCAAGAATCTAGGCAAGAGCAATACCACAGTGGAGACCGCAATAAATAATTTTGCCACTAGGTTGAGTGGAGATAGTTCCATGACCTTTGAAGCTTCACAGGAATTGGCAAGGTCCAAGATTGACGACATGGAGAACAGAAACTTTGAATCACTGGTAGACAGTATGCACAGTGGTAATCCTCACTCACTGACCCTACTTGGACTTTATACCGGTATGCCTACAAACAATCAGGCCAACATCACAAAGGCAATCAGAAGCCTTGACCCAAAAGCTTATGACAAGTGGGAGAAGGAAACTACCGAAGCCTACGAGAAGGAAAAGGCCGAGGAAGAGGCAAGGACCAAGAGGGAGAAGGAAGAAGAGAAGGCAAGAGAAGAGGAAGAGAGGATGGATAACGCCTCACAGTCAAGACACATCTATGACGGCGAGAGGCTTACACTTGAAGAATTGGTAGACAGGGCGTATTCTGACGGATTCAGGCTTAACAAGATAAACGAATACGGCGGTTACGAGTGGACCAACGGACAGGGAGAATCCTTGACCTACAAGAAATTCAACAAGGACCAGAAGAAATATATCAGGGAGAGATACAAGGAGTTTGACGAAGCAGAGCTTAAGGCTGAAGAGCAAGCAGAAGATGAAGCCGTAAGTAACAGGACACAAGATGAACAAGACATTATAGACCAATTCCTTGGTGGCAAAAACACTACCTTTACCGGCAAGAAAGAAGATGAAACTGTAGATACCGAAGAGACAACAGGCGACAGTTTCCTTGACTGGGAAGATAAAAATTACGAAAGAGGTTATCAGAAGTTCTTTATTGATACCAGAGATTCAATAATAGAAGGTATCAAGGAAAATGATACGACAAAGCGGAATATGACATACAACTTCAATGAGTATGACAAGGACCGAAATGTAAAACTCATATACTCATATGTAAATTCAGAGATTCCAAGGATGGGTATGGAAGTTGACAACTACCTTGAAAGACTTATGACCGAGAAGGAATTGACTAGGTTGTCTGAATCAATATATGACAACATGGATGAAATAGTCGATATAGATATAGACGATATAGACACTGACATGTTGGCGGAAGAGCTTGGTATCAATGAGCTTGACTACGACATGGACGAAGAGATACAAAAGCTCAAAGATTCTATGCTTAACCGCATGTGGAAAATACCAGACCTTAACTCAATGGCCGAAAGCTATGAAGAGCTTGGTGGTGCCGACCTAGATAAGCTTGAATCTGTAATAAGAAACGCAGACGACATATACAACATGTACTATGCCGGTAAGTACGAAGGAAGTACAGACGACTGGTACGGTTCCATGTTTGATTCCGATGATGCAAATATAAGGAAACAGGCACAAAAAAACATGGACCAGATAAGAAGGTTCCTAGACAGATTCGAGACAGAGGTTAGGGATTTAAGAAGAGACTATGACAAAGTAACCCCTCAACAGGAAGTTTCAACAGAAACTACCGATGAAGCAGAAACCACAAAACCTACAATCAAGAAGCCTGTAATAGAGGAAGCTTCAGGTGTCGGGTACCATGCCGGGACACTATCTACAAGCAAGGCTGAAAAGTACAAGCAGATGGTAAGTAGTCGAAGGAGTACAGGACACTTTGGAACCGGAACATATTTCGTAAGCGACAAGGAAAAATTCGGTGATTCATCTTATTCCAACAAGGACATACACGAGATATCATTTGACGGTTATAAACTGTTCAGGCCTCAAAACTCACAACAGGCAGAACAGGTCCATGACGTTCTTAAGTTCATAAATAACTATTACAGTTATATTGATATCTACGACAAGGTTGGAGAAATAGCACTAGACGACTTTTCCGCAGAGCTTAACGACTTATGGGATAGAGCCGAAAGAGACCGTTCATTATCTAAAGACATAATAGACATGGTTGAAAACAGTGGGTTGTTCACCGAATCAGAAATCGAAGAGCTTGGAAAACATAAAGGCGATATTGAAAGATACGGCCATAGAGCTATCAATATTGTAAATGAAAACAGTAAATGGAGCGGTAGGCTTGGCAGACTTGGAAGAGATTTAGAGCTTTTCAAATCAGATGTTCACAGGATAGACGGCCTTGAAGTGGAACAGGCACTTGACCTAATCAGAGAGGTCTATGAAGAGATTAAAGGTAACGAAGATACGCAAGTAGACAGTCCTTCCACAGTCTTTATGAAGAAGCTTGGATATGAGGGTGTTGACGTAAGACACATTGACAATATGGATAATACAACCTACGGTTCTGTAATCTATGACCTGAAGCAAGAGGATATAGACAAAGCCAAAGAGAATCTATCTGAAGAGGTAATAGAGACCACAGAAGCTACTACAGAAACAACTGAAACTACCCAGACTGGAAACTTATCCGACTACGGATTGAGCATTGAAGAAGCGGAGACAAACAATGGCAATACAGTATGGGAAGTATCGGGAGATACAAAACCATACAAGGACATACTGGGTAAGAACGGACTTGGTGGTAGATGGTACGGACCCAAGAAGGTATGGAGTTTTACCACAAAGAAATTCCCAACAATGGAATCCCTTGAAAACGCACTACTTGAAAGAATCACAGGGGAGAGCGTGGAAGCCAAACAGACCATAGAGGGAGTTCCGGAAGATGTATTCACCAGAGCGGTAGACAATGTTATGGAGAACGCTCCTGATGACTGGCAAAATAACATCAGTAAGCAAAGACGAATCAAGCAATTACTAAATGATGTTACAAGTGACAGGAGACAAACAGAGGCCATATTTAAGTATCTATTGGAGACACCGGAAAGACAGGGTGGAGAGGCATGGACCGACTTGACAGACAAAACCACTGAAAGTACAGGACCTATAGATATAACCGATGAATTTTTCGGAGCCTTGAGCGGTAAGAAACCTGTATCGGAACTTGCAGATAAGATTAACGGAACTTCAACAAATTATGAAAAACCTGTAATAATGATTAATGAGCTTATGCAAGACGTATCAGACCAAGTACACCATGTTGCCGATGTTTCAATATTCGACATAATCGACAGTTTAAAGGAACTTGGGGACATATCCGACCTTAGAAACAACGAAACACAGAAGCAATACATCCAAAACGCATTGGAGGATATTGTTGGTGAGGATAATGTTGACGATGTAATGGGTATAATGCTTAATGAAATAGACTATCAGAACAACGCAAATGACCCAGAACTGACAAGCTTCGACCATCCATCCAAGGATATATTCCTTAAGGATGTGTTTAAAGAGATAAACGATGAAGCTTCCGACGACCAAGATGGCGACAATTTTGTAAAATACTACTCAAGTGAGTTTGCAAGAGCGATAAATGACGAAAATGGAAGCTTGGGCGGAATATCTGTTCAAGACTTGCTGACAGACACTATTGCTAGAAAAGATTTATTCAGCGGTATCGAAAACACCATGGCAAACAGATTCGGGAATAATCTCTATGATATGGTTATGGATAAGGCCAAGGAGATGGCATACGGGGAGGAAACCCCTGAAATACAGACAGAGGCCAACCACAGACAGAGCCAAGAGATAGCTGACAAGGTGGTTGAAAAGCTCAACAAAGGCGAGAAGATGACCTATGTTGAGTTGTTTGATATTGCAAACAGGGCCTATGGTGGGACACAGGCAAACAATGACTACAGTGTAAAGGATGCCTATGATTCACTGGAACTTGGAGTAAATCAATACTTGTTGCAACAGACGGACATGGACCTTTCCGCAACAGACAAAGAGACGGTCATATCCAATATAAAGAAGATACAAGATTTGCTGAAGTTACTACCGACACAGACAAAGAGGACCAGAGAAATGATTGAGTACCAACAATTCTCAACGCCTCCCAACATATCATATGTAGCTAACTGGATAGCAAATATAAGCAAAGGCGACACCATGCTTGAGCCAAGTGCCGGTATAGGTGGACTGGCGGTATTCTCCAAGATACACGGAGCCAATGTGGTTGTAAACGAGCTATCGGACAGGAGACTTGAAATCCTTAAGAATATGCCGTTTGAAGGGTTCCACAACGAGAACGCAGAGCATATAAACAACATCCTACCAGAAGATGTGAAGCCTACAGTGGTAGTGATGAATCCTCCATTTTCCGCAACCGCCGGAAGATTGAGCAAGAACAAGACCAAGTATGCTACTAGCCATCTGGAACAAGCTCTTAAGAGGCTTGAGGATGGAGGCAGACTTGTGGCACTTGTAGGCAATACCATGGGTGAGGAATACCCACAATTCACAAAGTGGTGGAGCGATATCAAGAAGGAATACAACGTGTTGGCAAACTTCACCATAGATGGTAAAAACTACACCAAGTACGGAACCTCTTACGATGTAAACGTGTTGGTTATAGACAAGACAGGGCCGACAACCGGTACTACGTTCACGGGTAAGTACGATAACTTAGAGGATGTTGTTAATGATTTGGAGGTAGTTAGAGATGCTAGACAGGAACGAGCGGTACAAGAAAGTACAAGAGGCCAACAAGAGCAAACTGAACAAGTTGGCGGAGAAGATGCTGAGAGTGGCACAAGAACCGGTAGTGGAGAGCGACCTGTATCTGATACAACTAATGCAGTGGGGACTAGAGGAACTAGAAGTGGTTCCACAAGACAAGGAAGCTCTACAAGAGGCACTACTGTATCTGGAACTACAAGACCCACAACTGACAGTACAGTTGTTGATGGAGAACGAGAGGGAACTGACACTGGAAGAACTGGAAGCAATCAAGAGACCCGACCTGATGGCAATGGAACTGTTAGAGGCACTAAAGACGGGGTTGAAAATGTAGATGTAGGTATCAAGAACGAAGCTAAGAAGGTAAGCAAGGATGATGACATAGACAAGGTGTTTGCAGACTATACGCCTAGCAAGTTGAAGATAAAGGGAGCTAAACCACATAAGGGCAAGTTGTCTGAATCAACGGCCATGAGTGTAGTAGAACCTCCTAATCCAAACTACAGTCCTTCACTGCCTAAAAAACTTATAGAGGACGGGGAACTGTCCGATGCACAACTTGAAGCCATAGTCTATGCCGGACAATCCCACGAACAGATACTACCAAACGGAGAAAGAAAAGGATTTTTCATCGGTGACGGTACCGGTGTTGGTAAAGGTAGGGAGATAGCCGGTATCATAATGGATAACTACAACAAGGGCAGAAACAAAGCTGTTTGGATATCCAAAAACAACGACCTTTATATTGATGCAAACAGGGACCTATCAGACATAGGGTATGACACAGAAAACCTGTTCCAACTACCCAAGGTCGGTGAAAGGATAGACCAAGGCGAGGGAGTTCTGTTCCTTGGTTATGGCACATTAGCTTCAGGCATGAACAATTCGAGATACCATGTAGAAAACATAAACAAAGAAAACTATAAACCCAAGAAACAAGCAAGGATAGACCAGATAGTTGACTGGTTGGGAGAGGACTTTGACGGTGTTATAGCCTTTGACGAATCTCACAAGATGGCAAATGCAACCACGGTAAAGGGTAGCAGAGGAAACAAGAAGCCTAGTCAAAACGCTCTATCCGGACTGATGTTGCAAAAGGCACTTCCAAAGGCTAGGATTGTTTATGTATCGGCAACCGGGGCCTCAGAGGTAACTAACCTTGCATATCTTACAAGACTTGGATTGTGGGGAGAAGGAACGCAGTTTGATGGTGTCAATGACTTTATTGATTCCATAGGTGCCGGGGGTCTTGCCTCAATGGAACTTGTGGCAAGGGACATGAAGGCACAGGGAGTGTATATGTCAAGGGGACTTTCCTATGATGGAGTGACCTATGACAGACTGGAACATGCACTTACCCAGAACCAAGAGAGGGCCTACGACTTGATGGCCGATGCTTGGCAGACAGTAATGCAGAACATGGAAAAGGCATTGATAGACAATAATTCACCGGGCAAGGTCAAAGGTAACGCAAGAGGTCAATTTTGGAGTTCACAACAGAGATTCTTCAATCAAATACTGACCTCAATGACAATGCCATCCGTACTTGATTCCATAGACAAGGACCTCAAGAACGGAAACGCAGTGGTAATACAACTTACAAACACCAATGAGGCCATGCAAGAGAGACAACTTGCAAAGGCCAAGGAGAACGATGTTGACATAGCTGACCTTGACATGTCACCAAAGGATATACTGATTCAGTATCTTATGAACGCATATCCTGTAGAGCTTTATGAGGAAGTGGAGGATGATTCCGGAAACGTAACTGTAAGGATGGTAACGGATAGTAACGGCAAGCCTGTACTGAATCAGGACGCAGTTAGGGAGAGGGACAGGATGGTTGCCATGCTTGGTTCAATCAACATGCCTGAATCCCCACTGGATATGATAATAAATAGGTTCGGTCCTAAGAATGTGGCAGAGGTAACAGGTAGAAACAGAAGGATAGTAAGGACCACGGATGCAAAGGGAAATGAGAAAGTAACGGAAGAGAGAAGGTCCGAAAGGGTAAGGATGAAGGAAGTTGACGACTTCAATGAAGGCAAGACCAATATCCTAGTATTCTCCGAAGCCGGAGGCACAGGAAAGAGCTACCACGCCTCATTGGATGTCAAGAACCAGAAGCGTAGGATTCACTATATCCTTCAGGCCGGGTTCAATGCCATGAGTGCTATGCAAGGACTTGGTAGAACTCATAGGACAAACCAAGCTTCCGCTCCACACGTAAAGCTAGTTACCACAAATATAGCCGGACACAAGAGGTTCATATCAACAATAGCTAGGAGACTGGACCAACTTGGAGCATTGACAAAAGGCCAGAGACAAGCCGGAACACAGGGTCTATTCGGAGAAAAGGACAATCTTGAAGGTCCTGTAGCCAAGGATTCCCTACATGCTTTCTACAAGAGACTTGGCACAGATTCAATAGCCGGACTTAACAGGGATGAAGTCCTCCAAAAGATGGGACTATATCAGTATCTAATCGACGAATATGGAAGGATGGTATCTCAATCCGATGTATTCACTGACGTAAAGAAATTCCTGAACAGGCTATTGGTACTTGAACCGGAAATGCAAGACAGGGTGTTTGAGGCATATTCAGACATACTGGATGCCATGGTCGAAAGAGCGATAGAACTTGGAACCTTGGATGTAGGACTTGAAAACTTCAAGGCCGACAGTGTGGAAGTGTTTGATGAAAAGGTAATAAGGACAGATGAAGTGACCGGAGCCGAAACCAAGTACATGTCATTTGATGTAAAGCAGAAGAGAGACTTGTTATTATTCGACGACTTGGATTTGACAAGCGAAAGATTCCACGGTTTCTACAAAAACACCAGAAGTGGTACCGTTAGGGCCTACTTTGTAAGCCGTAGCGTAACCCTTGATGATGGAAGCATTGAGAGAAGCTACAGGAGTATAGAACCTGAAGCGGACAAACGTCACAGGGCGAGTGAATCAGACTTCAGGAAAGACACCATGGAGAAGGTCACAGAAGAAGAAGCTAGGAAACTATGGGATGAACAACTTAAGGCCATACCTGAATACAAGGAATCCACTATACACTTGATAACCGGAAGTATCTTACCTATATGGAAGGATATGGACTTCAAGGATGAAAAGACAAGGGTTATCAGGGTAATAACAAACGAGGGTTACGAATATCTGGGTAGGCTTTTGAAAGAGGATAACGCAAACTTCCTATTGAGGAAGATGGGTCAACAGGCCAAGGTTAAGGAAATAGACACCAAGGGTGCCATAGACCGTGTTATGGTTGATGATGAAGTAATCCACTTTGCAAACGGATGGAGGGTTAAGAGGAGCAGAGTATCGGGAGAGAACAGGCTTGAATTACTGGGTCCATCCTTCACTAGCATGGACTTTGTTGAAAAGGCCGGTGCATTCTACGAGGTAATCCAATCCCAGACAAGATTCTTTATCCCTGTAAGCAAGGCCGTGGAGGTAATAGAAAAGATTGCCAAGTCACACCCAATAAAGGCCATTAAGGAAAACCCAAACAAGAACAGGATTAGAGGGTCAATACTGAACAGGGAAGAGCAATCCACTGATGGCACACCATACAACGTGTTGAACAACAAAAAGAACTCAAAGCCAAAGCCTTTGTCCGAGATAATAAAGGAAATGAACAAGGACTTTAAGACAAGTGTTTCCTCAAAGAGATTCAGGGCGAAAAGAGGCGAGGTAGGGCAATATAATACCCATTCAGAAGGTATAAGGGTCAAGAAGTCCCAGAACATAGGAACCATAGCACACGAACTGGGACACCATCTGGATAAGAAGTACGGTATGTCCGAATCCTACGAAGCCTTGCTATTGAAGATATCCCCTGAATTGGGACTGTCAAGCAAGTATTCAAGGGCGGAAATACCCGGAGAGGTAATTGCCGAGTACGTCAAGTATTACCTTATGGGCCACGACAGATTCAATGAGATATTCGACGACCTACATCAGATTGTAGAAGAGACTTTTGATGTGAATGACCTAGAGAACCTTAGAAAGCATAAGGACCAGATAATGACTTGGTTCAACGCTGACATAATAGAGCAAATCAAGAGTACGACAGTGAGCCGAACCCAGAGGAAACGAACATCTTGGGAGGAAAAGAAAACAGAGTGGACCGTGAAACTGTTCGATGTTTACAGACCTATTCAGGAATTGGTTGAACAGGTGGAACTCACAACGGGCCAAAAGATTAAATTCTCCGACAACCCCTATGTATTGGCTATGCAATCAAACAAGGCCGGTATGATAGCCTTGTCACAGGTCTTTTATGCCATGAGCGACATAGAGGGCAAAGAGATAGACAACTCATTTATGACCGTAATAGGAGAGATAGACACAGATGACAGGGAAGATTTTGATGCCTACCTGAAGGTGTCTCACGCAATAACCCTCCATGATTACGACAAACAGGTGTTCCCGGATGCGATAGATATCGAGACACAAAGAAGAGCCAAAGCGGAGCTTGAGAGAAGATATCCGCACTTCAAAAGGGTGGCACAGAACGTCTACGACTGGTGGAGCAAATTCATAGAAGAGTGGGTTGTAAAATCCGGATTCATGGATGGTGGAACATGGGAGAGAATGAAAGAGATGTACCCAACATACGTTCCTAATTTCCGTGCATTGGAAGATGATAGCAGAAGCGGAGGAACCAGAAGGGGATTCGGTAACCAAAGCTCCCCGATAAAGAGAATGAAGGGAAGCGACTTCAATACCTACAGTGCCATCGAAAATATGATTATCTATATAGACAAGGTGGTAAAGACACAAAAGCGTAACGAGGTCGGACAGGCTGTTCACAGGCTATACTCAAATGTGGAAGGTCTAGGCAACTTCATAGAAAGAATAGACAAGGAGAGCGAGTACAACAGGTTCGATGCAACAAGACTGAAGGACAGACTGATTTGGAGACTTGCAGAGGACTATGGAAAGTCGCTTAAAGGCGAGGACAGAAAGAAATTCAACGAGCTTAAGAAACAGGACAACTATAGTGGTATGATGCAATTCTTGGAAGGCAAGGGATTCCTAGGTGCGGATATAGTGGATGATACCATAGACGACATAATGGAGTTCTTTACACCAAGGAACTTTTCAACTGACAGTAGTGTATATACCATAATAGACAAGGATGGAGAAACCTATTTCTACGAGGTCAAGGACAGATACTTCCTAGAGGCTATGCTTCAGATGGAAGAGAAACAACTTGACGGAGTGGTTAGGATGCTTGGCGGAATGAAGAGGGTATTCACAAACCTTACAACAGGTGCCAACCCGATATTCGGATTGTTTACAAACATATGGTCTGACATACCTGAATCATGGAGTTACGGTTCCTACAAGAACCCATTCGAGTTTGGATATGAAATGGTCAAATCCATAGGACAAGTAATAGAATCCGCCGGTATGAAGGGTAAGACACTGGATGAAATAGGAGATAGTCAAGTGCTTAAATATAGACTTATGGGAGGTGGAATGTCATCCCCTATAAGCGAGAACAGGCAACTTATGACTGAAATGATGAATCAACTGTTCCCGGACAGGAAGAGAAGTAGTGTCAAAAACGCTCTTAACTGGTCCATAAGTCTTATTGAGAACTTCAACGAGACAATAGAGACCGCTCCTAGACTTGTGGAGTTTAATAAGGTCCTTAAGGAACAGGAGAAGATACTGCAAGAGAGAGGCATAGACCCTGACAGTTACGAGGGTAGATTGATGGCCTCATACTATGCCAATGAAGTAACCCTCAACTTCCAGAGAAGAGGTTCCATACACTATACGGCACTGGGACAGGCGGTACCATTCCTAAACGCCGGCCTACAGGGTATGCGTAAACTCAACGAGGAATTTATAAGGATGAAGGGTACAGGCAAGGACGACATTACAGGTGATGGAGACGGAGGATTCAAGAGGAAACGTGATTGGAGCAGATTCGGAGCCTTGCTCACAAAAGTCCTGACGGCCTTTACCATGGTTGAGCTATTGCAGATGATAGCCTACAGGGATGACGAGGACTACGAAAAACTATCCGAATACACCAAGGACAACTACTGGTTGATTAAATACGCTCCCGGTAAATTCGTAAAGATAAGAAAATCAAGAGAATTGGGACTGTTATTCGGTTCCGGATTCAGAAGGGGAGTTAAGGCATACACAGAGGGACCCGAAGCCTTTGACGGGTACTGGGATTCCTTGCAGAATGTAATACTTCCTCCTAACCCAATGACCGACAGTTTGTTTGCTCCACTTGTAAGTGTGGCGAGCAACAAGGCTTGGCACGGTGGAGACATTATCCCAATGAGCATAGACATGAGACAGATTGACGAGCATGAGAAGTACGATGCTGATACGACAGAATTATCGAAAACCGTCGCTTCGGTACTCCATGATTACCTGGGACCAGACGTGTCCCCTATGCACTTGGATTATCTGGTTCAACAGTATTCAGGTTTCATAGGACAGATAGTGATTCCGGCCATGAGTAAGAATGATACCGTGGTGGATTCACTAGGCAAGAGGATATCCGCAGATGTTAGATACTCCAACAATGTCATATCCAAGTTCTACGACAGGAAGGACGAGCTTGAAAAGGCCTACACCGAGTACAACAGGGACGGGGTAAAGAGCGATGACTTCAATCCGGTGGAAAGATACAGATACTATAAGGTTGGAGAGGAAATGAGCGACCTGTACAGACAGGTTAGGGAACTTGATGCAAACGACACCCTCACCAGAGACCAGAAAAAGGAAATCGAGGATGGAATCAGGGAGAGAATGTTGGTGCTTGCAGACGAGAAAAACCTTAAGCCTACCGCCTTTGACGAGTTCAAGGTTTTGTACAACAAGGGACAGGACCTATTGACGGAGTTCAACAAGGACGGTGCCAAGGCACTGAACGACTTCACCAAGGAGGAAATGATACTCTTCCAGATGTACAACAGTAAGCCTAAAGGCGGAAAGAGTATGTTGGGTCAACCAAACTACGAAATGTCCCAGATTGACAAGAGAATAAAACAGGTTGAAGAAGCTCCCATAAACGAAGCTCAAAAGAGAACCGCAATCGAGCAACTAGAGAAAACAAAAACGAAGATAGCGGAATCGTTTATGAACATGTATCACAAGGATATAAATATTGATATAGAAAACTTCTTCAAGTAAAAAGAATCGGACCCCTTAATTGGGGTCCTTTTTTTATTCGGCAGAAAAACGGCAGAAATATTATTCAGGAGTTGTCGTTTTCGGTCAAATGTTCGAGAGAGAGATTGAAGGAAAACGGCTATTTGTCAACTAAATAATATTTGTGTCGCATTCTGTCTATACAAGTAGTATAATTGTAGTATATACATAAAACACTTATCAAATGTGTAAAACAAGGGAACCGGAAAGGCCGGAACCCTCAAACGGCAGATGAACGGCAGAAAAAATGGAAATCATCCAAAAATGCCGTTGATTTTGTCGGTGGCAGACTTGAACATATCCTCTGTAACATGAGAGTAAACCTTCAAAACCATTTCTACCGTATCGCCTAGTAGCATGGCGATAGTCTTGAAATCCACGCCGTTTGCCACAAGGGTTGTAGCATAGGTGTGGCGGAGAGAGTGAAAGTTCATATCCGGGTACATCTTCTGTATCTTGTATCTCACTCTATTGGAGGCGTTCTTCGGGTCATCCTTGGGGAATATCCTACCATCTATCCCTATCACAGTATTGGAAATGTACTTTGCCAACTCTCTACTGGTTGACGGGGGAATAGGCACTTTTCTAAAAGAGTTCTTAGACTTTGGGTCCCCGAACCCGTATATCCAAGTGCCTGAATCTGTCTCCCTCATAAGTTTCCATTGCTTGTCTACGGTGATAATGTTTTCCTTCAGGTCAATATCACTCACGGTAAGTCCTAGTATCTCCCCTATCCTCAATCCGCAAGATGAAGCTATAAGACATATGATGTAATCCTTGCCGGACTTCATGGCGGACAATACCGAAGCAAGCTCCGATTCGGTAAATGCCTTTACCTTCACGACTTCTTCCCTTTTTGGGAGCTTTATATCATCCATGGGAGATTCGTCCAATATCCTGTAGGGGTTGACCGCCTTGTTAAAGACCGTCTTTACCACTGAAAACCTTGTCTTGATGGTATTGTACTTGTAACCAAGCTCCATCATATCATTGACCCAACCCTGTATATCGGAGTGGGTTATCTTGCACATGGGCGTATCATCCATATCTAGGGATTCAACGCCGAACCTGATTACCCTGATACTGTTTTGTGACAGGTGAGGTTTGACATCCTCCATATATACCTCAACGAACTCACCGAGAGTGAGTTTTTCATTCTCATGTAAGAACTCCCTTTTATAATCTTTCTTGAGGGCCATGAGCAGGTCGTCACAACCTTTTTTCACTTCAGAGATACTAGAGTATCCCTGTCTTGTTTTTTGCCTCCAACGGCCGTCCCTGGCCTTGTAAGATACTATGGCCTGATACCCTCCATCCTTTTTACGGTGGGACAGTTTATATTCCATAGTACCATCCTTCCATTAATAGCACGGTATCGACAGATATTTCTTTATATCATCCGATGCTCTTTTGTTCAACCTTATACTGTGATTGATATCCTCCCTCTTTAGTAGGGTATCAATCACAGTCAATCTTATCTTCCTAACTAGCTTGTATGGGTCCTTTCCTTCTGTAAAAACCTTGTTGTCGTAATACTGATATCCTTCGTTTAACACAACCTCTTTAACAGTCTTTGGGAGAGTAGAATTTACAAGTATCAAATATGTATCGTCTACCCTAGTATAAACGCCATTGATATCTGCCGGCAAATCTGCTTCCATATCGACTATTAAATGCTTCCTCTCCATATCTGCATTACTCCTTTACCTTGTTATTTTTAGTCAAAGCGATTTGTATTGCAAGCTTGACCTTCTCCAACTCAAAATCCGTCAATTCGTCGCCATATCCTAACCTCTTGGATGCCAACAGGATGATATCTTCATCCGTCATTGTGTCGATGGACTGGTCGGAGGGTTTCTCCCCTATAGTCATGTTGAACAGGAAGGAAGGTTCAACTCCCAAACCCTTGGCTAACTTGCTTATTGTTTCCGCCGTGGGTCTTACCTCTTCCCCGTTCCTAGGGTCGATACCCTTTTCTATGCTATCTAGGTAAGTGTGGCTCAGTCCACAAAGTTCGGCGAACTTCCTCAAGGACAAACCACGGCTAACCCTTTTCTCTTTAACATAATCTCCTAGCTTGCTCATACATCGCACCCTCTCTCAACCATAGTGTACCTCATAAATTACAAAGGTTCAATAGGAGTTACAAAAGTTTTCCGAATTATTTTTAAAGTTATGCTTGACTTACAGAAAAAGGTCTGGTATCATGTAATACATAAACAACAATGAATCACGCAAGAAGGACAAAAGGAGGTGGAGAAATGAAGAACCGAGTAAGGGAGTTCAGGAAAGACCTAGGGATGACACAGGAGGAATTAGCTAGTCTGGTTGATGTACACAGGGTCACAATAAATCTGATAGAATCCAATAAGCATACGCCGGACATGACAACAGTGGTTAAGTTGGTGGATGCTCTGAAGGTTCCGGCCAATGAACTGTTCTACGATTTGGATGTGGCAAAACAATAATTTTACCGATAGTGTTAGGCATGTATGACGGAGGTGAGAGGATGGATGTAATGCAAGTGCTAACCAAGAAAGAGGTTGCAGAGAAGTTTCAGTGTTCGGTTAGGACCATAGATAGGATGATTCAGAAGGGGACCTTGAAGCCGGCCAAGAACCTACCCGGTGTAAGATTCACCATGGAACACATACAGGAGGTCTTGGAGTTGGGTCCGGACACGGTTAAGAGTATCAAGGTCAAGAAGCTTGAAAGGGAATTGGAAGAGCAAAGAAAAGAGAATGAAACACTCAAACGCAAGATGGATGAAATGAAGAAGATTGCCATGTGGAGTTGATGAAATGTACAGACTGTTTCCATTTATAGGATTGATAATCATTTGGTTCGTGGCGGAATTTATGGAATAAGAAGGAGGATGACAATGGATAACATATTAGGATTCATATTTGAGAGCTTGGACGAAGATACGGAAAAGGAACTGGCCGAACTATTAAGCTACAAGCTATACAAAAAGGCCGAGTTTGAAAGAGAAGTAAGGGTGGGCCAAGAGGCCATGGAGAAGCTTGAAATTATCAACGGGGAAATACTGGACATAATGAAGGACTATATCAAGGCGGTGGAATGATGTGGTTTGCAAACTTCTTAAAGTGGTCGACGGCAACAATACTTTTGGGATTGACCTTTGCGGACCTCTACGACGACAAATTGAGCTATGCAAGGTCGATAATGCTATACACCGCAACAATAACCGTCTGGTTATGGGTCTCAGGTCTAATCTCATAAAGGTGATGATGGGTAGCAACATAAGTCTTATATAGGAGTGATTGGATGAAGAACGATTGCATGAACTGTACGGAAAGATACTTTAACTGTCATTCAGAGTGTGTCAAGTACAAGAACTTCAAAAGACAGATTGCAGATATGAAGAAACCGGATTACGACATAATCGACTACAAGAGGGAAGTAGTCAACAAGGCAAGGAAGAAGAGATAGCTTATCCAAAGGGGGAAATGATGATGGAAGATAGAGTATATGAAGATTTGATAGAAGAGACTAGGGAAATGATGGACGAGGCATACGGAACTCAAGAGGATGGAGAAGAGATTCCGGAGCGGAAAGAACGATGGAGGGTCACAGACGATGAATCAGCCGAGTGGTTGATTGAGAAGGTCAATGAGGAAATGGTGGAGATAAACAGATATGAAATGTCACTTGCAAACAAAATTGACATCCTTAGAGAAAAGCTTGAAAAGGTTAGAAGAGAAAAGGAAGATAAGCTTGCTTGGAGAGATTCTTACCTACTGGAGTATTTTGAATCCGTTGACGAATCTCATAAGAAGAGAACTAAGACGTTAGAAAAGTATAGACTTCCTTCAGGAGAGATTGTCAAGAAGTACCAGAATCCTGAATACAGAAGGGACAATGAAGCACTCCTACAGTGGGTCAAGGAAAACAATCTCAATAAGTATCTGGAGGTCAAGGAATCCGCCAAGTGGGGTGACTTGAAGAAGATGACAAAACTGGTTGGCAATACTCTGGTATATGAGGAGACCGGAGAGATTGTCGAAGGTGTAACGGTAGTCGAGAGACCGCCTGTAATAGAGTTTAAACAAGAGTAATAGGCTCTGGATATAGAACGAATATAGGTGTGCCGAATTTAAACAACTATAGAAAGCTTTATATACAACAGACCAGAGCCTTTACTATAAATCTAGGAGGAACAAGGATGAAGATAAAAGAGATTGTATGGCAACATAGAAGGGATTTTGAGGCCATATATGAGTGTCAGGGATGCGGTCACACAGAGAAGGGTAGCGGATATGATGACAGGAACTTCCACGACAATGTGATACCCGGATTCAAGTGTCCTGAATGTGGAGAATCCACAAACACACTGGGAGTGGACTACAGGCCACTCACTACCAAATATCCAGAGGGGATGCAGATATAAGGAGGGAATGGAAATGTCAAAGAATAATCTAATGTACTGGGAGAAGGTAAGGGAGGTGCCGAAAGAGGCACAGAAGCCTATCAAGGGTGGAAGGTTGTCGGGAATGACCGACATAAACCCTGTATGGAGAATGAAAACACTTACAGAGCAGTTTGGACCTGTAGGGATAGGATGGACCTACGAGATAATGGACCAATGGATAGAAGAGGGTTCGGAGAATCAAAAGGTTGCTCTTTGCAACATAGAACTTTTCATAAAGATTGACGGAGAGTGGAGTAGGGGGATTCCCGGAACCGGTGGAAGTATGTTAGTGACGAATGAGAAGAGTGGACCCAGAACAAATGACGAGGCCTTCAAGATGGCCTTGACCGATGCCATAAGCGTATCATGTAAGGCACTGGGAGTTGGAGCAGATATCTACTGGTCCAATGACAGAAGCAAGTATGACAACAACTCAAATGGCAACGGTGACAAAGACAAGGACGACAATGGTGACGGTGGTAAGAAGAGAAGCCTATCCGATAAGCAAATAGCTAGATTGTATGCGATAGCAAATAGCAAGGGGATTGACAAAGCAACAGTCAAGAAGCAAATCGACACCAAGTTCAAGAAGGATGTAAAGGACCTTAGCAAAGCGGAGTATGACAAGGTATGTGAAGGTTACGAAGGCCTACCGGATAAGAAAGAGTAACGGGTAGTAACGCCTAGGAGGTGAATTTCTATGAATAAAAGGATAGCGAAGAAAAGGCAGATGAAATACCTTGATGGAGACATGTACTATATCAAGGTACCAATAAATGAAAACGATGACTACAACCCTATAGTCAAGTGCAAAGGTTTCAGGAAATTCCGAAGAGAGCTAAACAGGTTATTCAAGCAACATCCCAATATAGAAAACCTGTTAATCTCCAGAGAAGATACTTATGACTAAATCCTCATTTTTCAAAATGGACCGAAATATATTCACAAGCGACATATGGGGTAATGTAGTTGAATTTAGATTATTCATATACCTGATAGGTAATGCAAGGTATGGGAATGAACCAAACGATGCCTACAAAGACAAGGGAATAACAATCGAAAGAGGTCAATTCTTAAGGTCCATAAGGAAGTTGAGGGAGGACTTGGAATATGTCGAAAACAATGCGGTAAAGAGTTATTCCCTATCCACTGTAAACAGAGCAATCAAGAGTTTGGAGGCACAAAATAGGATAAAAACGGAAAATACGAAGCTTGGAACACTCTTTACAATCGTCAACTACAGTAAATATCAGGGTTTATATGGGTTAGACCATGATAGCTTGGAAGGGAAAAGAAACGAAGAAGAAACGCAGATGAAACAGCGACCGAACAATACAAATAAAGATAATAAAGATATTATTGTCCTCAAACCGGAACAAGCAGAATTTATTTCGGTACTGGAATCCATAGAAGGGTACCCGGTGGATTATAAAAAGGACACAGAATATATGGAGCGGTTAGAAGATAGATATCCGGAACTGGATTTGATAAAGGCGGTCAAAAAGTTCAGCGACTATATTCTGGATAATCCATTTAAGAAAAACGCCAACCACAGGTCACAAATGAATACTTCATTCGGCAAGTACGTAGAGTGGGGGACCTGTAGGAAGGACAAGCTAAAGGTAGTAGGAGGACAGGAGTACTCTAATTTGAGGTGGTGATTAAATGTTAAACCCGATTCAGTTTGCAGACAAGCACTTATATCCATACACCATGAAGGGTGAGGAAATCACGCCTCTATACTGTCCCTACTGTAAGGGCGGTAGTCACAGGGACAAGCAGACCTTTAGCCTCAACATCGAAAAGGAAGTGTTCAAATGCCTAAGAGGTTCTTGTGGCAAGGAGGGACATTTCACGGAATTACTAAAAGACTTTGGAGAGGAAGTTGAACGGATGAATAACTTTGAGATTGCAAAACCTAAAAAAACATATAAGAAACCTGAAGTGAAACCCGAATCTCCAAGTGACAAGGTGTTCAAGTATCTGGAATTGAGGAAGATAAGCCGTGAGACCGCAGAGAAGAGGAAAGTCGGGGAACACAAGGGCAACATCATATTCCCCTACTACGACGAGAACGGAGAGCATGTATTCAACAAGTTCAGACCGGCAAAGAAGGTCAAGAAGGGCGAGATGAAAGCATGGAGGGAGGCCGACACAAAACCCGTACTCTGGGGTATGGAGCTTGTGGATAGGACCAAGCCTCTTATAATCACAGAGGGAGAGATGGATTCACTGGCCTTGGAAGAGGCCGGAGTTTACAACAGTGTATCGGTTCCAAGTGGAACACAGGATTTTGACTGGGTTGATACATGTTGGGACTGGTTACAGGACTTTGACAGGATAATCCTTTGTGGGGATTCGGACGAGGCCGGTCAGGAAATGGTGAAGAAGCTCATAAACAAACTGGGTGAAGAAAAGTGCTACATCGTAGACAACCCCTACAAGGATGCAAACGAATTGCTTTTCAGGGATGGACCCGAGGCAGTTAGGGAAATGATAGATGGAGCGAGACCCGTCCCCTTTGCCGGACTTATAGACCTAGCCGATGTGGTGCCAAAGGATGAATCACAGATACCCAAGATAAAGACCAACATAGAGTGGATTGACAAGCTCATAGGTGGATGGTTGCCGGGAGAACTCACTATCTGGACCGGCAAGAGGGGAGAAGGAAAATCTACCTTCCTAGGACAGATGCTATTGGAGGCCATACATGAAGGCGAACCGGTGGTGGCCTATTCAGGGGAGTTGACGGCACAGAGATTTCAAAACTGGATTCACTTACAGGCAACAGGCGAGAGACATATACAGTACAGGGTCGATGAAGTGACACAAAAGACATATCCATACATCGACAAGGCGATACACCAGAAGATTAGGGACTGGTACAGAGGTAAGTTTTTTCTCTTCGACAACTCAATCAACTTTGAACACAGTGAAGAGAACTCCATAATCAAAGTGTTCACTTATGCGGTGAAGAGGTACGACTGTAAGCTATTCATGGTGGATAACCTTATGACGGCAAGGTTCGACGGATTAAACGACAGTGACTACTACAGGAGGCAATCGAATTTTGTGGGAGAGCTAGTGAGGTTTGCAAAAGCCTATGACGTGCATGTACATCTTGTAGCTCACCCGAAAAAGACCAACCCACAGGATGACTTGGATAACGATTCAATATCCGGGACGGCGGACATAACAAATAGGGCGGACAATGTAATAGCCATAAAGAGGCTAAAGGAACCCATAATGAATACAAGCGGTTACAGGGCGGATGCCACGCTTACAATCCTGAAAAACAGGAGCGATGGAGTGATGAATGAATCACTGGCCTTGGCATTTGATACGGCAAGCAAGAGGTTTTATAACCCTATGGACCCCAAGTCGAAGGACAAGGTCTACGGATGGGAAAAGAGAAAGGTGGTGAAGGAGGTTGAAAGAGAGATACCCCCGTGGGAAGAGTAAGGCCATAAGCAAGAGGTATGAGAAGATAATCTCCAAGGAAAGACCGGAGCTTATCAAGGCAAACTACAAGAAGGTCAAGGAAAGATTCAAAAAGGCCAATGACTTCTACGAGGATGAAACAATCCCGGTGGAGAAAAAGGAAAAGTTCTACCCGGAGTTTGAAGAGGTCCTAGTGGATGCAGAGGCCTACAGGAGAGCATATGAACAGGTGATGTTGGACGAAAATCAAATCAAGATGATATAGGGAGGCGAAATTATGAATAATGTTGTGTTAAGCGGAAGGTTAGTGAGGGACCCGGAGGCCAGAGTGGTAGGACAGAGCAACAATGCAAGCTTCACCCTAGCGGTGGATAAGAACCTATCGAAAGACAAGAAAACGGAGTTTGAATCAAGGAACATACCGACTGCGGATTTTATAAGGATTGTGGTATGGGGAAAGCAAGCCGACAACTGCGTTAACTACCTCTATAAAGGGAGTGCGGTGTTGGTAAACGGCAGAATCCAGACTGGTAGCTACGAGAAGGATGACGGGACAAGGGTCTATACGACAGATGTAGTTGCCAATAACGTAGAGTTTCTAACCTACGGCAAACAGGAGCAGAAAGGAAGCGATGTACCAGACGGGTTCCATGAGGTACCTGAAGGATATGACGAGGATGACATCCCGTTCTAGGAGGTGGATTGCATATGTTGGAGGCAGTAGGGGAAATAGGGATAATCTTAATGTTGGGATTTGTGGCTTTTCAACTGTTTATGATAATGATAAACACTTTTAGCGATTAGGAGGTGGAAAAATGAGAGAAATTAAATTTAGAGCTATACCAAAAGACATGTATGAAGAACACGTTGATACAACGTTAGATACTATTTCTTTTTATAATAGTCAGGCTTTTGATGGCACATTTGTATATGGACACCTAAACGGAGAATATATCTTGGGGGACACGATAGAAGTAGCGGAAGATTACTATTATCCAAGTTTTTGGATTTTGGTTGATACTAACACTATAGGCCAATACACAGGCCTTGAAGATAAGAACGGTAAAAAGATATACGAAGGAGATATAATTAGATTTTTATGGGGTTCTATTAGTTTCCGTGCTGAAGTAACATTTTCGAAAGGTGCTTATGTATTAAAGAATCAAAATAATAGCGAACTAAATATATTAAGAAGCAGGCATGTAGACTTACTTCTTAGGGAAGTAGGTAATTGCGAAGTCATAGGCAACATACACGAGGGGGAGGTGGAGTGATGGATAAAATGGAAAAACTCTTAAATTATGTACAAGGAGAAGAGGATAAGTACTATGACTTTTCCCATAAGGCAATGGAAAAGGGAAACGAGACAGGTTTTCTGATACACCAGGCAGAAGCTACAGCCTTTCAGCGTGTCCGTTATGCCATAGAGCAACTGATTGAATATAAGGAGGTGGAGTGATGGAGAAAACTGAGAGGAGTTTATATGAGTAAAAGGGATAAGGTATATGAATTGACATATTTCAACATAACCGGGCAGCACATTGTTTTAGGAACGATTGAGGAGTTACAAGGGGTCATCCGCAGGCTTGATGATTGCGACATTCTCTACTTCCTGAACAAATTCATTGATGAGGAGGAGGGTGAAGATGAGAGAGATTAAATTTAGAGCGTGGGATAAAAAGCATAAGTATATGGACGAAATTGATGGCAAGTACTTATATATCGCAGACGGTAAGATTTATGAGGTAAGAGAAGGAACATGGAATATGGAAAGCTTCACGATAAAGAAAGATGTAACAGATGATTTTGAGTTAATGCAATACACAGGACTAAAAGACAAGAACGGTGTTGAGATTTATGAAGGGGATATTTTAAGGGTTACAGATGGTGCAGACGAAGTCAATGCACTGAATAGCGACACAGGAATTGGAGCTGTTGAATGGCTTAATAAGTGGGGATTTTGGAATATATCAAACATAGAAAACGGATTAGGGGATATTTTAAACTGGGGTCATGTAGAAATAATAGGCAATATTTTTGAGGATGGTGATTTAATTGCCAACAGGTAAATATGAAAGAACTGAATACCATTTAAAATTATTAGCTGAAGCTAGAAGGCATATAGAAAGAAAACCATTATCTGAGGAAACTAAAAAGAAAATTGGCGATGCTAGATGCTAATAGAAAATCAGTTGAATTTAAGTGTGATTACTGTAAAAAAACCGCAACGACGTCACCTTCTGAATACAAGAAGAAAAAAAGGCATTTCTGTTCTATGGGATGTTATTCAAGATATAGAAAAGAAAAACTCCCACTTACAGAGCAACATGCTTATAAGGGCGTCAGAAAACCAGGGGAGAGTAAACAGGTATATCACAGGTTATATTGCAAAAATAACCCTGAAATAATATCACATCTTAAAGCTAGAAGATATGCTAGGGAAAAAGGTGCAGAAGGGAGCCACACATTAGAAGAATGGGAGCAAAAGATAAAAGAATTTAATAATAGGTGTGCGATATGTGGGGGAAAGAAGAAATTAACAAAAGACCATATAATTCCATTATCAAAAGGTGGGACTGATGACATAGACAATATACAACCATTATGCAGAAGTTGCAATAGCAAAAAAAGCGATAAACTCATATACGAGAACAATAACCTACTAAAGGAGGGTGAATGATGGAGACCATAACAACTTGTATAAGAAAAGCAAGAAAAGAGCATGTGTGTGACACTTGCGGCAGCAAGATATGCAAAGGGGAAGAATACGATCTTCAAACAAACAAAGATGAGGGAACACTCTATACGTGGAAAAGTTGTCATCATTGTAAACCATTAGTTAGGCAGATGTGGGCTGAAGGATACTTTCCTGATGGATACACAGAAACTGATTTTGAAAACTTCTTAGCAGACCACCCAGAGATAGAGTTTAAGAAAAGATAACTTGGAGGTGCGATGATGAAACTAATGAAACTTATCAAACAGAATCCGGAATTGGAAGTGATTCCGAGAATCAAAGGTGAACATGAACAAGGCTATATAAGTGAATTTGGAAATGCCTACATCGACAAGGTCCTCTACAGAGGGAATAAGGTTTACTTCTACAAGGACGATTATGACAAACTTGTTGAGGAAGTGGTGGAAAGGGATTACTGGTTGCACTATGAGAAGGTTTTGAGTAAGGACAAGTTTAGGGAAATGGCCGAAAAGATGGTTGACCTTGAGGACTGGGAAGATGTTATCGTCTTGGATATTGTGGAGGACGGCGAGGGAGTGCCGATGGAAGTTGAGAGACACAAGTGTAATTGGTGCGGAGGTACCATAAACCCGGAAGATGATTTGTTCGAGGTTGGTTGGGCCGGCAAATACCACACTCACTGCTACCAGAAGGCAACATCTGAAAGCTATCACTTGGGATAAAGGGGGAATTGGGATGGAAATCAAGAAGGAGCATTTGAGGACATTGTGGTATGAGGACATGAAGGGCAACTATCTAGGGGAACCGGACTACAAGGACGGGAGTTTCAACGAACCTCCGCAACCATATATACAGGTTGCAAGGTTCCCTATGGAACTTAACACAAGATATCTCAAGGTGGAGGACAACAAATCAAAACACTTGATGACGGCACACCAGACATGGAATGACGAACTTGTCCTGAATATGTACAATAACACCGACTACAGTCTCTATGACTGCATAATCATAGTAGCCACAAGTTGTGAAAGGTGCCTAAACGTGCTTATCAACAAATATGGTGGATTCGGAGATGACCAAGGATATGAGGAAGGAAGTCCACAATGGAAGAAGGTTGGTACAAGTTGTAGGTTCTGTAGCGAGGAAGAGGGCGAAGATGAATAAATTAGATAAACTTATTAAATGGCAATTTGAAAGTCACATCAACATGACTAACGAACACGCATTAATGGAAGTGTCAACATACAAAAACATCCCGATAAGAAGGGAAACCCATACAAAGTACAGAAATGGCAAGCCTGGGAAAAGCGAGGTCATCTATTGGACCCCATCAGATAGTGAAAATTATAAGACATTGGAAGAGTTATTTATAGCGATAGACAGGAGGGGTTAGGGTGGACCTATGCGAATGGAAAATCACGGACACGGATGAAAACACATGGGAAAGTGAGTGTGGGTTACTATGGCAATTTATGGATGGCAGTCCAACAGACAACGGCATAGTTTATTGTCCAAGGTGTGGCAGAGAAATGGAAGATGATAAGGAAGCCAGGGTTACGAAAGCCATGTCAAAGAAGGTAAAGCGTGAATTGTATGAAGTTAACAATGGAGGGCAACTATCAGAAGGGATTATGTACAAGTGTCCCTCGTGCGACAATCAAGACACCATATGGGACATAACGGGGGATGGCATGAACTATTGTGGAGAGTGTGGGCAAAGGTTAGATTGGGAGGGGTGGAGTGATGAAATATAAATGGTGGGATAGATACACAGAAGCTAGGAAATGGCAGATAGCACACAAGGAAGCAAACATGGAAACACACAACGCAACAACTAAAGAAGATATGATGAACATAATCAGATTTCTGGTTGATTGTGTGGACCCGAATCTAAGAGAAGAATTTGATTTTGAAAACAGTCAAATATACCCATCAGAAAACGAGGTGGAATAATGAATGAATGGATTCCAATAAAAAAAGAATGGCCCTCAAAGAAAGGTAGATATTTAGTCACTTATAGGGAGTGGTCCAATGGAGATTATCTCCCAAAATATGACGATACCTATGTGAGGATATTAAGATACAGCGAAGCAATATTCAGATTTCCAAAATGTATCAATCCTGAAGCTGAGGCAGACACAAATAGGGAAGTAATAGCATGGATGGAGTTACCAGAAATTTATAAGGAGGTGGAGTGATGTTTGAGTTTATAATTGTAGTTTATTGTTTGGTGGGATTGACTTACAACCTATTTCTGATACCGCACAAAAACAAAGAGATATACAAGCAAAATCAATATATCCTAGAGAGATATGAAAAGATGGACGAAGCCCTTGATAAGCTGATTGAGTATTTGGAATCGCAGGAGGTGGAGTGATGAATAAGGTAAGCATAGAAATAACATCAGAGGGTTGGAAAATCACATTAGACATAAACGGAGAAAAGATTGTTGAAGAGTATGAGATAACAGAAGGCGTACGTGGAGTCGGAGGCGATATAGAGGATTCCGATTTGGTGAGTGATGAATTGTATGAAGCTTTGAACAATTACTTTTTATTCGATATTATGTTAATTCTAAATGAATATGAAGGGGTGGAGTGATGGGAAATTCAGCCGTTGATAGCATGGTAAGGGAAATTGATGCACTTAGCGATAGACTGTATTATACCGAAGAGAAGGTAAAGAAGCTTAGGAAGATAATCAATGATGTTAGGGAAATTGCTTGGGGAAGGGATGTACCCCATTCCACTGTACCGGAATACATTGAGCTACACCAAGGCATGAAGGAAATAATGGACTATATCGACGAACATATGGAGGATTTGGTATGAAGATGGAAATCGACAAGGAAGAGATATTCCAGAGGGTCAACGTTATAAACGACATTGAAAAGGTCCTTGCCATACTCAAAAAGACCATACCGAAGAGGGCAAGACCTGAGTATGGGACAAGCACGGCTCCTGTATGGTATGAGTGTCCTACATGCAAGGCCATGATAGACGATGATTACCTGTACTGTAACAAGTGCGGTCAGGCTATAATTTGGGAGGGTGAGTGATGGAGACAGTGAAATACAGGGATATAATCGACGAGATAGTGAGTGAGACCGGTAAGGTCTACTATGATTACCCACAACTTGACGTATGGGAGGCCATTGACATAGCGACAAGGGTTGTCAAATACAAGTACAAGGAGGTGGAGATAATTGGAGATTAAGGTATCGGACGACTACATGATAACAAGTGACGACAGGCAATACATCCTCCGGGAGCTTTACGTCGACAAGGACGGCGAAGAGAACTGGAAGCCAAAACACTACTTCGGCAAACTTGAAACCCTACTCAGTCATTATCTGGACTTAAGGGTGAGGAAGTCAGATTCAAAGACCATGAAGGAACTCATAGAAGAGGTCAAGGGAATCAGGAAGGAAATCACACAGGCGATTGAATCCATAGGAGCCTCTTAGAGCGTTTTTAATACGTTAGGCATGTAAGACTATAGGTAAGGTGGGTAAAACGATTGTGAGGGTGTCTACAGGTCCTCAGAATAAATCCTAGAGGGAGGGATTAAGGTGAGAAAAACAAGAGTGGCAAAATGGACTGAAGAGGACGAGGAATTTATAAGACAATCTTTTGGCAAGATGCCTCAAAGTAAAATAGGGGAAGCCTTGAACTGCACTAGGTCACAGATGGATAGGAAGATAAGGGAAATGAGGGACAACGGAACTCTCACAGGGGAACCCTACAGGGAACACTTGGGGAACCCGAAGCAGACCTTCAGGTTGTTGCCGTCACAACATGACTTCGGAGTTGACACAGGTGATGTTTGCATAGTCAAGGGGACCAACAAGGGAAACAATCACAACATAGACAAGAAGTGTGAGGTCATCTACAAGGATGACAAGATAATAACCGTCAGGACCAAGAATTATCCACTGTCCTTCACTTTGGTAGATGTACTTATAGGGAATGTTGTAATTGAAAAGGTGGTGTAGGAATGTCTAAACCGGTGAGGATTTTACAGAACAACGGGAAAATCAGGACCATAGGCAACATAGAGGGAGATACCTTCTACTCCAAGAGAAAGAAGAGCAAGCACTTCTTCAGGAAGGCAAATGCTTGGGGGATAGACAATCAGACCCTTAACGACTTGGAGGTCATACACGGGGTCAAGAACATAGTCATAGTTGACACCGAATCCGGAAAGCGTTACAAGACCACGGTAGATAACTTCAAGGAAAAGGGATTCTACCTCAACTACAAAGACTTCAACAAACAGATATTTCTTGGGGAGGAGGATTGGAATGTCAAAAACTAGAGAAGATATCGTCAGCGACTACCACTTGTTGATACTTCTGCAAAAGGCTGAAAGAATGGTGAAACGAATGAAAGGAGCTTTTCAGCTTACAGTCTCCATAGACCACAAGGAGGATTTTAAATTCACCAATGCAGATTTTATAGACGTGTTGAGGGAGAGTGTAGAAAACGAAATCGCCGTGATAAAAGAAGCTTTGGAACTGGAGGAATGATTATGACAAACAGTAGGAACAAGGGAGTTGTGGGAGAGCGTGAATTTTCAAATTTATGCAAGGACCACGGCTTTGAGACTAGGAGAAGTCAGCAATATGCCGGGATAAACAATGATGCGGATGTGGTTGGGATTCCCGGCCTCCATCTGGAAGTCAAGAGGGTGGAAGCCTTCAGTCTCTACAAGGCCATGAAACAGGCCATAAGGGACAAGACGGAGGAAGAGGTCCCGGTGGTGGCTCACAGAAAGAACCGTGAAGAGTGGGTTGTTGTGTTAAGGGCCGAGGACTTTTTGGAAATGTACAAGCAAGTGTTGGATAAGGGTGAGTGCAAGTGTAGTGGAGAATGTAGACACTAGAAAGGGGAATGATAGCATGACGGATATGTGGAAAATGGCTTTGGATGTTGAGAATGAAAACGTGGGGTGGGAGCTATACACAAAATTAGCTCAAAGGACTAGCTCAAACAAACACAAGATGGATAAGTTGCAAAACGGAATCATAGGGTTGTGCGGTGAATCGGGAGAGTGCATTGACCTGTATAAGAAACACAAATTCCAAGGACATGACTTGGATAAGGATAAACTGAAAGATGAATTGTCCGATATCCTCTGGTACACGGCGGAGCTATCAGTGGGACTTGACAAGACTTTGGATGCGGTGGTAAGAAGAGGGGATTTTGAGGACTTTGAAGATATAGCAAGGACAATCAACAAAAGGGAGTACATGCGTGAGGCCGACAAGCTTATTTACAAGGGATTGTTGGAAATCAACGTGTATTCAGGTGATATGGCCGAGTACCTAGTCTACTATCTGGACGGGGAAGAGCTATACACAGAACTTATGGAACACAGATTATTCCTTCTCTTATTGGCGGTAGATAAGGTGGCCTATGCAATAGGGACCAACCTGAAGGATGTTGCAGAGTACAACATTGGCAAACTGTACAAGAGATACCCGGAAGGGTTCTCAGCCGACAGGTCAATAAACAGGGAGGTGTAGGGATGTTATATTATGACCCTCATACACAAACATACAAAACAGGCGAAGAGATATACCAAGGAAACGAAGTACCCAAGGTTGAAAAGTCGAACCGGGAAAAACATAAAGACTTATGCGACTACTTGCATGACTTGTATATAGCTAAGAACGGCGATTATGGCAATTCTTTCAGCAATGCTTTTGACAAGTACGGCGAGTTGTCCCTTCTAATCAGGTTGCATGACAAGTTTTCAAGAATCGAGCAACTACTATTAAACAAGGACAAGCCGATGGTAAAGGAATCCGTCCAAGACAACCTCATTGACCTTGCCAATTATTCAATCATGGCGGTCATGGAACTTGAGAAGTGTACAGGTACTCAAAGATAAAGGCCGTCCGGAAGGTGGAAGATGGGACGGAGCTTCTTATCAAGGTCCCGGACGATATAGAAAGTTATGTACTTGAGAAAAGAATCAGGGATGCGGAATTGAGGCTTGACGATGGACGGACCATAAGCAACGAGCAGAGGAAAAAGGTTTATGCGATTATAAGGGATATTGCAGAGTATCAAGGGGAGCCTCCTGAACTCACAAAGGAGCTTTTCAAATACAACTACTGTTTTGAGACCGGGGAGGAATATTTTTCCCTCTCCGACTGCAATATGACGATAGCAAGGGAATTTATAACCTTCCTCATAGACTTCGTTTTGGAACACAACATACCGATGACAGGCCTAGGAGTAGACAGGGCCGAGGATATAGGCAAGTACCTGTATTCTTGTCTAAGGTTCAGGCGTTGTGCCATTACAGGTAGGAGCGGAGCGGACATACATCATGTTGAGGGTTCCCGGGTAGGTATGGGGACCAACAGGAAAAAGACAAGTCACTCAAAACGAAAGCTCATAGCACTATCAAGGGAATGGCATAACCGGGTACATCAGGAAGGCGAAGAGGAAATATTCGAGAAGTTTAAGATATACGGCATAGTTTTGGATGATGACACGCTCAGGGAGATAGGATTGAAACCGGATGATATCAGTTAGGGGGGTCGAGGGTGGACAAACACAAGATTATAAAGGACAAGTTAGGTTTTTTGAAGTATGACATAGAGTATTTGGAGAGCATGAAGGAAAGATTGAAGCTACTGGAAGAGGAAAGGGAGCTAAGGGGTATTACCTATGACGATGTAGGCGGAGGCCATACAAACACCATAAGCGATATAACAGGTGAGACGGCGGTCCGAATTGCCGAAGAGGAAATTGACCTTAAGGTGAGGATTAAAAAGAAGCAGGCGGAGATTGACCACTTGGAGCGTATTCTGGCAAGTCTGCCGGAGGATGAAAGGCAAGTTATAGTTATGTTCTATTGTAAGAATCACATGTATTGGAAGATAGCCGAACAGGTTGGTTGCTCCATATCCACGGTGAAGAGGCTGAGACGGAAAGGCTTTGAAAAATTGAGGGTTGGAATATTTGGGAGTTGACAAGTATATCCTATTGGATATATGATAAGGAAAAAGGAGGGGTCGGGATGAGGCTAGTTGTAGGTAAAAGTAAATTTGATGTAAAGGAAGGCAGTTTAAAGTTTAAAGTTGATGATGACTGGATAGGCATTGAGGACTTAAGGGGTATCGTCAAGTTGTATGACGATGATTATAACGAGATAACCGACTATACGGATGTAGACCTTGTGGGTTATCTGGTGCAGACAGGGTATCTGATACCAAGGGAAAGGGAGTGATAGGAGTGGATAAGGTAAAGAAGGCCATCAGTCTGGATGGTGAGGTCAAGACCGTGGAGGTCCGGGAGAATCTATGGGAGAGGTTTTCACAGGCATTAGAGAGTGACACCATGCAACGTTTTACCAATAGAAGTGAGGCGATAAGATACTTCATCATACAGTTTGTGGAGGAAGTGGAAAAACAGGGGAGGGGATAACCTTCCCTCTTTTTTTTAAATAAAATGTAATTCATGCTTGACATACTATAGCCAACCCTCTATAATCTGTAGTATAAGGTTATTGCTTACGAGATATAAAGGAGGTCGAAAGACATGGGAAAGTTGACTAAAGAGGAAAGAGCGAAGATTGATAACTTCAAGGAAAATTTGCAAGTGGCGTTAGGCGGAACTTTTTTACTGGTAGCGTTCGGCATGGCCTACATGATACTTGTAGCAATCCAATAAGGAGGGAAAAAGATGAAAAAGAACAAAGGGTACAACGTCAGACAGTTTATAGGGGACCTTTTAGACAGTGAGATGGACGAACAAGTTTTGATTTACCACAAGGAAGAGGACGAGTTTTATTATATTGACAGGGTGGAAAGATGGAGTAAGGACACGGTATTGGTTATGGAAGAGAAGGAGGAGTTGTAATGGGTAACAGAGCGATTATAAGACCACAGGGAAATATGAACAAGGGAGTATATCTCCACTGGAACGGCGGAAGGGATTCGGTCGAGGCGTTCTTGAAGTATTGCGAGCTAAGAGGATTCAGGAGTTTTGAGGACAGTTACGGCATGGCAAGGTTCGTGCAAGTGGTGAGTAACTTCTTTGGCGGAGGCCTATCAATAGGCATAGTCGATTATCCGGAATCACACGGAGACAACGGGGTCTACATCGTCAAGGGTTGGGAGATTGTAGGCCGTGAGGATTATGACGGACCGGAGCAAGATACACACGACATGGAAGATATGCTGAAAGCCATCGACGAGGCACAACCGAAAAAACAACAACTGGGAGAATATCTGGATGCAGAGGAAGTGTGGATTGAAGAGGTACAGGAAAGAGACAAGGTATTTGTACAGGAGTTGGACGGGACCATGAAGGCATACGAGGTAATAGGTTTTGGATATGATGAAGTTGTAAACGGCTCAAACGTCAAGGGTAGACCTTTGGTAAATAGATTCAAGGGTGGCTCAAGGACCAACCCCAACAACTATGTAAGCGGAAAGGTAAAGAGGATAAAGGAGGAGACATATGCGTAACCTAATAGAAGTAATTACAGTTTATGACTATGAAGAGTTGAGCGAGGATGCGAAGATTCAGGTTAAACAGAATTATCTGGAGACACTTGACCCCATATTTTTCACAGAGGAAGTGGAAGAGGCCTTGAGGAACCTCTTCCCCAATAGCGAGTTGAAGGTCCAATATAGCTTAAGTCATTGTCAGGGAGACGGCTTCAATATATATGGTGACTTCTACTTCGAGGATTTCCTTCCATACTGGAAGGCATCGGACGGGGACAAGGACACAATCAAGCTTTGCTTGGAGCATGTTGACGAGGCCTACACCCTGAGATATAACTACCGATACTCCTATTCGATGAAGTCTATAGACAAGGGAGAGTTGGAAGAGCTTTTAGGGACTGGGACGACTATTGGAGATGGAAGGACCCTACATTACTAGGATAAGGAGGAGTAAAAGATGATAAGCGGATATATAAGAAAGTTAGAAGATGGGTACGATGTTAACCTGAACTATGGAGCCACAGAGAATCCCGACGAGTACGAAGAGTGGACGGAGATAGAAAAGACGGCAGAGGCCATGGAGGTAGGGGACATATTGAGGATATGGCCGGCAAGGAACGGATTGTACTGGCATAAATGGAAGGTGGAGAAGCCTACCCCCAAGCAAAGGTGCATGGAGTGTAAGAAGGTATTTGAGAAGTGGGAGCTTGTCTGGACCAAGGATTCAGAGGGAATTTGGTATAAGAAAGTTTGTCCGGCATGTGAACCGAAGGTATATAAGGAACTGGAAGAGATAGAGGAAATGGAAAGAATTGAGAGGGAGGAAGGATAATGAGAACTACAGATAACTGGGAGATACTAGAGAGATATATCAACGATAATAGAATAGATGGTGAGACGGTCCTACAATGGTTCACCGACTACCACGGCCTTCAGTTGATGGAAGATGGATTCATGGAACATATAAGGGACGAGGGTCACCCTATAGAGTGGAGACTGGGATCCCATTCTAGGAGCCTATGCACGTGAGAAAAAAATCAGGGCAATTCACAAATAAATGTTTGACATGTATATCTGATTGGATATAATGGTAATAGAAAGTATTGTTCGAGAGGGAAAAATTAAAGGGAGGCGACGAGATGAAAAAGAGCGTAAGAGAGGCAAGGGCCTTGAGATTGAAGGGTATGCACCATGAAGTCATGAACATGAATGACGAGAATCTATATTTCAGATGGATAATGTTGGTCCCGGACGAGCCGGCAGAATCCGACTTCCTAGAGATAGCAGAGGACAACGAGGAATACAGGGATGCGATAGAACTGTACGAAGAGCTTAAAGCCATGGATAAGGAGGGAAGATAATGAAAAGAGAATGGTACACCATCATTCTACAGAACGGCGACTACACCGAAGAGGTGGCCAAGGTAAGGACCAGAGGCCTAGCGGAGATAGTCAAGATGACATTGATACAAACCTACAAAAATACGGAATACAAGGTGGATATCAAGGAGGTAATCAGGATATGAAGAGGGATAAGTCGAAAGAGATATGGAGGAAGGTGAAGGGGTCCACAGGAGACCCCATAAGCCTGAAGGATACAAGAAGGATAATAGAAGCAAAGGAGACCGGAGACTGGGAGACGGCACACCAGACCCGGACATACATCAAGTACGGCAGAAGCTACTGCCGAATACTGGAAGAGATAGAGGAAATGGGAATAGAGACAAGGGAGGCGTAAGGATGAATAACAAGGAAATGTATGACAAGGGACTATGCTACGTATACACAAGGAACTATGATACAGGAGATACATCCAGACTGATAGTTACACAAGCATGGGCAGAGGAACACCGGGAAGAGATACACGAGACCAAAGCAGATGGATTCCTGAAGTGGATAGAGTACCCGGACGACTGGGGCATGAACAAGTACAGGATTACATTCAGGAGAGGAGCAACCATAGAGAATCCACCAAGGGCAGAAGAGAGAGAAGTGCCGGCACATTCATTCAAAGAGGCATACGAGAGTGCGATGAACATATTGGCATATGACTACGAAGAGATTGTAAAGATAGAATTGGTAAGTGTGTACTACGGATAAGAAGGAGGAGAGGCAATGGGCAACTTCATGGTGAAGATAATGTACGGAGGCAACTTTGTAGGAGAGGTGAGAGCCGACCATACAAGATGGGACGAGGACAAGCTAAGGTTATACTGGGATGGAGAATTGATAGCTACATTCATAAGCGAGACGGATAACCTAAGTTACTCACACACGGTAGAGATAGGGTATGAATCAGTAGAGGTATACACATTGGAGCTAAAGAGGGAGGAAAGATAAAATGATAGTTAAACTTAAGACCATAGCAAGGGCCACAGGACAATCAGGACAGGCCACGTTGGATATAGCACACATCATTGATAAAGTGGAGGGAGAATCCTTCATACGGGAGATAGAGAATCATCGGGAAGATTGGATGGAGATTCCTGAACATCTGCTAGGGCAGACAGAGAGACAGAACTTCATATACATGATTAAGAGGATGGACCCCTAGGGTCCTTTTCTTTTGCCTTCAGGTAGATACATAGGGAATCAGGAGCTAATTTGAGGCTTCAGGATGGACGAGGACGGGAGATACGGGGGATAGGCATGGGATAGCATTACTCATACACAAGGCTTCACAGGGAGGTGTATAAAGGCTCACAGGCATATACACCCTCACAAGCAAGTGATTGCAAGGCATCCAGAGGCAATGCACAAAATAAAGGGGACTGAACAGGTCCCAGGCCATGGGAATCCGTGACCCTATCTTGACCCAAATATGACCTCCTACGAGCCTACAGGCCGTGGTATAGTTAGAGATGGATAAGTACATTTTTTCATCTATAAAGGGGTCCGGCCATTCATCCATTCCCATTATATCCCCCGGACCCGCCTCCTTCTAAGGAGAACCCCATCATAACCGGTGGGGTTTTATTATGTTCAGAATCAGCAGAGAGGGTTGATAGCATGGATATGAAGCCATACATAGTCTACAAGTGTAGGGAGTGCAATAGGCACTTCATCCTGTATGCAGACGAGGTAGAGTACACAGAGGAAGAGGCCACTTACATAACCTGTCCCTACCATGGGAAGCACCATAACATCATAGTTGTAGGAGCCTTCGAGGATGTCATCGATTGCATGGGAATCAGGAAGGACACATATTCAAGGATAGGTAACAGAGTACGGCAAACGGGATGGGGAAAGTAGTTGTCTCCGGCCGGTGGAGGAACCTAACCAAACGGCAGAAAATGGAGATAGTAGAAAACGTAACAATGTACCATTTAAGATTGCAAATCACAAGTGCATACGCAAGGGTAGAGGCGGAACCATCTTACCATAGAATCCGCCAGGGGTGATATTCCCATCGCCTATTCGTCCAACTACACCTTTCTTTTGGAATCGGAAAACACTCACACACTCAAAGGCCTGTCATGGGCCTTTTACTGATGGTCCCCCTTGCAGATGCACCATTGAATAGATAACAGAGGCCACAGAATCCATTCTAAGGCCTTCCAATAGAGACAGGCATACCCTAGGTATGGGAGGATTGATACCATGTACTACGATGCACCAGACATTAGAGAGACGGCAGAGAAGATAATAGAGGCAAAGGAAGAGCTTGCACACATAAGGGACTTCAATGTCGGCTACCTTTGGAATGATGTAGAGGTAACGACCAAGAAGGGACCTGTACTTGCAAGGTGTCACAAGCCGACGGGACTAGAGAGGTATTACTGCGACCATGACTTTGTGGTAGTGGTATATGAACCCAATGTAATAGACATGAGCGAGGCACACCTACAGGTCATCATCTACCATGAGCTACTGCACATAGGGGAGGACGGCAAGCTCAAGGACCATGATATCAACGACTTCAGAAAGATAATAGAGAAGTACGGCTATGACTGGATAGACGACGAGATAGAACCCATTATAGGAGGTGAGGACGATGGCAGATACGAGGAAGAGTAAACCCGAACCGCCTAAGACCTTATCATTCGAACAGATAAAGCTATGCAACATGCTTGCAGACCCCGAAGAGAGGGTTATGACCAAGAGCGACATAGCCAAGAAGATAGGAGTGACAAGGCGGACCATCTACAACTGGTTGGAGAGAGAGGATGTATGGGCCTACAGGGATGCACTCATAGACTACTACACGGACGGGGAGTATGGAACCGCATGGAAGAGCCTGATAAAGTCGGTCAAGAAGGGTAATGTGACCGCAATCAAGCTATACTTCGAATTGAAGCAAAGGTATGTGCCTCCACATCAGGTGACAGAGTTGAAGATGCAAGATGCAACGGCCAACATTAACATTGTTACCAACATCCCCAGACCCAAGGAAGAATCCAAGGACGATAGCGATGAAGAAGATTAGGGAGGCCGAATACAAGCGACTACTTAAGAAGGTACCCATGAGGGTGAAGAGGACACGCAACGGCTACTACCTATTGGGAAAGAACAAGTGGATAGGCAAGGATAAGACCAAGGACAAGGAGTGAAGCCATGTATGACCTTGTTGTCAACGGAGTGGAGTACAGGAACGTAATCTACAAGGACAAGGAGTACATCATCCAATACACAGGCGATGGAAAGCAGACCAAACACAACAACAGATACAGGGTAGTCAACCTTGCCGGTGATGAAGAGAATCACACACACCTCAATAGTAAGAACGTGTGTAAGCAGTGCATAGACCTAGTTAGCCATGGAAAGATACCAAGGGTTGCCAAGAAGTACATCATCAAGAGTTGTTACAGATTGAGTACAGACGAAGAGTACAGGGAGAAGGTAATGGACCTGTACGAGCGTAAGAGGGACAGACAGAGGCAAGCTTATGTAAGATAGGTGACAGTATGGATATAGTAATCGACTACCAACCCAATAAGAAGCAAGCTCAATTCCACATGAGCAGTGCAACAGAGGCCGTATATGGTGGAGCCAAGGGTGGAGGAAAGTCTTGTGCCTTGATAATGGAGGCCATGACCTACGCTTTGGAGCATCCGGGAGCGGTCCTATATCTATTCAGGGAGACATATCCGGACCTAGAGGACACACTGATACCGGAGTGGGAGAGTAAGGTTCCAAGGGACCTGTTCAAGTGGAACGGCAAGAGCGTGGAAGCTAGGATGATAAACGGTTCCATAGTCAAGTTCAGATACGTCCGAAACTGGGACGATGCAAACAAGTATCAAGGTAGGAGCATGGACTTCATAGGGGTGGACGAGCTTACAAAACATGAGGAAAGAACGGTACAGGAGCTTATGAGTTGCCTCCGTTCCCCAAAGGGATATCCGGTAAGGTTCCGTGGTACATGTAACCCCGGAGGTATAGGTCACCATTGGGTCAAGAAGAAGTATGTAACAGGGACCAAGTACGGCGAGTATTCATATGAGGACACGGCCACAGGCAACAAGGTCGAGTTCATACCGGCGACGGTCTATGACAATGACATACTTATGAAGAACGACCCACAGTATGTTAAGAGGCTTGAGAACCTACCATACGAGCAGAAGAGAGCCTTCCTGTATGGAGACTGGGACGTATTCGAGGGTATGGCACTGGATAACTGGAACGAATCGCTTGTGGTGGTTGAGGACTTCGAGATACCGAACCATTGGAGACGATGGATAGCGGTGGATAATGGATATACAGACCCCTTTGCATGGTACTGGTTGGCAGTGGACGAGGAAGGAACCGTCTACTTCTACAGGGAGTACACAAGGGATTATGAGGACGAGAAGGTAATATACCGCAAACAGGCGGAAAAGGTCGTGGAGTTGTCCCAATACGAGGACCCGGACAAGTACAGGGAACTAATAGAGAACAACATCATGTATGAGGATGCCGACCTTGATACCGTCGAATACGAGAACATAGATTTCATAGTTGTGGGACACGATGCTTGGCAACATCACCCTTCAACTAGGAATATAGATACGCCACAGGGTAAGTCAATCCTTGACTATTACGAAGAGGGAGGACTTATGAAGCTTGGTGGAGTGGTAAAACCATTGACTGACAGGAAGTTGAGGAAGGCCACGTGGATTGAGTACCTAGAACCCTTCGAGGACCAAGAGGGGAACATGACTACCAAGGTCAAGATATTCCGCTCATGTAAGAAGCTCATAGAGACCTTGCCTTTACTGGTGAATGACAAGAACGACCCGGAAAAGGTACAGGATGGGGAGATAGACCACTGGTATGATGCTTCAGGATATGGCCTTATAGCCTACCACACAAGCAAATCAGCACCGGCCAAGAAACCTAGAAACAGGATAGAGGAACACAAGCAGAGGTTGGCACAAAAGAACAAGATGGCAAAGAGAAGAATGATGTAAGGAGGATGTATATGGCGAGGAAGAAGGTATCAGGACTGGCGGAGGAAACATTCAAGATGCCGTGTAGGGTGTTCGGTTGCAACAAGCCGGCAAAGTACAGGATGGGAAACATAAAGGGAGTTCCTAACGCATTGTTTTTCGTATGTGAGGATTGTCTTGACGATATCATAGAGGATTTACCCGAGGACAAGCTACCTGTAAAAGAGGTAGAGAAGATAGTCGAGGTAGAGAGGGAGATAACAGTCACCGAGGCAAGGAAGATTGTCAAGGAGGCTGACGAGAGGAACGAGGCCGAGAGAAGGGAAAGGGCCAAGAAAGACAAGAAGGGTGGTAAGTAATGGATATCATGCTTGTCATAATGGGCGTTGTAACGACATTGAGCCTAGTGTCTCTAATACTCAAGGACATTAACCACAACAAGGTAACAAAGGCCTACCAAGAGGAAAGACGGGACCTTATGAACCGTATAATGGCTAAGAACCTACAGGAATACCAGAGCATAAACGACAATTCATTACCGAAAGGCAACAATCACTTGGAAAAGAAATTCGAGGGATTGTATGAATAGAGGTGGTTAGATGGAATCATTGAACCCTATAAAGGGATTCTTCACAGGTAAAAAGGATAAGAAGGCCAAGAAACAGTTCACGGTCGCCGGAAAGAAGGTCGAGTTTGAGGATGATATCCTTAATGAGACCATACAGGACTTTGAAGAGCGTAAAAGGGAAAGGCAGTTTTTGGAGCTTCAGTGGAGGCTTAATATGAACTTTTACGACGGGGACCAATATGTATATATCAACAAGAACACCAAGAACATAGAGGAAACCGGAAAGCTTTACTGGTTTCAGGAATCTGAAGTGTTCAATCAGATTGCTCCAATCATAGAAACCAGACTTGCCAAACTTGGCAGACTTAAACCCATACCAAAGACAAGGCCGGCCACAGACACCGACGAGGATGTTGCAAACTCCAAGGTCTCCAACAAGCTACTTGAAAGCAACTACTACAAGGAGAACATGAAGGACAAGCACTCAATCGCAAACATGTGGTCTGAAATGACCGGAACCGTCATATGGAAAACCATATGGGACGAGAACAAGGGGGAGAGCATAGTCAAGGGTATGAACTTCTCCATGAATGAAGGGGACATAGAGGTCATTCCGGTAAACTCATTCGAGATATATCCAGACAGTCTTTGGCATGACACGGTTGACGAGTGCAAGAGCATTATACATGCAAAGGCCTACACCGTTGAAGAGATAAAGGACATATGGGGAGTTGAGGTAAGGGGAGAGGATGTAAACGTCTTGTCTATAAACTCAACGGCCATGAGCAACGGTGGATTCGGAAATGTCACAACAGGTTACAGAATCACCAACAGGGTTCAGAAGAAGAGTGCCATGGTAATAGAGAAGTGGGAAATGCCATCCAAGAAGTACCCAAATGGAAGGCTTATCATATGCACGGAGAATGAACTACTACATGTTGGTGACTTACCATATAAAGTAGGTCCCGAAGGTACATATGGACTGCCGTTTGAGAACCAGAAGTCCATAAAGATAGCCGGAAGGTTCTACGGTTCATCTGTAATAGAGAGATTGATACCGATACAGAGAAGATACAACGCACTTAAGAACAGAAAAGCCGATTATATCAACAGGATAACAGTGGGCCAGATGGTATATGAGGAAGGTAGCGTTGACCCTGATTTCCTAGAGGAACATGGAACATCACCGGGTCTGATGATTCCGTACAAGAGAGGGTTCAATCCTCCTAGGTACATGGAGTTCCATGGACTACCGGCAGAGATATCCATAGAGGAAGAGAAGTTGTTGTCAGACTTCGTAAGGATTTCAGGAGTATCGGAGTTATCCAAGGATTCAAGCACACCTGTAGGGGTAAATTCAGGGGTTGCACTTGGAATACTACAGGAACAGGACGATACAAGGTTGTCACTAACCGCCTCATACGTGTCAGAATCCGCCATTGAGATAGGCAAGAAGATTCTTAGACTATACAAGCAGTTTGTAGACACAGAGCGTATCGCAAGGGTTGTCGGGGATGAAATGGAGATAGAGATACTTACATGGGACGGTTCGATGATAACATCGGAGGACGTTTACATGGATAGTCAAGCTCAATCCTTGGAATCCTTGGCACAGAGAAGGAACATGGTGTTTGACCTACTTGGTACAGGACTGTTCAACGACCCTGAAACTGGAGCATTGAGCAAGGAAGGTATCGCAAAGATATTCGATATCATAGACCTAGGCAACTGGGAGTATGGAAATGATACCGACAAGCTTCAGATAGCCAAGGCCGAGAGGGAGAACCACAGAATACAACAGGGTGAGTGGGTGGATATGAACACCTACGATGACAACCTGATTCATATAAACAGGCACAACAGACACAGATTGTCCGCCGATTACGAGAAGATTGTCGCAGAGGACCCGGCAGTTGAAGTTAGGTTTGAATACCACATCATGCAACATATAGAGAAGGTCCAACAAATGTCTGCGATACAACAACAACAACAACAAGATGCAGTTCAATAGAAAGGAGAGAATTATGTTAAAGGAAAACAAGTTACCCAGATTGAACCTTCAAACATTCGGTCTGTTCGATGAAGGGGTCGAACCGGGAGGGGAGAATCCCATATTGTCAGATGAATCCACAGAGGGGTCAGAGAGCGTTGAAACAGACGAAGGCAACCCAGAGGTCCTAGATGACGACAATCAGGCTGAAAACGACCCTGTAGAGCCTCAAGAAAAGCCTGAACCGACACCCGAACCCAAGGATGACAGGCCAAGCTTTGATTTTGGAGATATTCAGAGCAAGCTTGACAGTATCATGGAGAAGATGAACCAACCAGAGGATGTTCAGGACGAGGTTAAGGAGAAGCAAGAGGAATTAACCGAAGAAGATATAGAGAAGATGAACAACGAGTTTTACATGAAGTTCACCGAAAAGCCTCTTGAAGCTCTTGAGGATTTGATAAACCAAAGGGCCGAAGAGAAAATACAACCCATGAAGGAATACTTTGACAATATGCAGAAAATGCAGTATTGGAACGAGCAGATATCGGAGTTTGAGAAGGAACATCCGGATTTTCAGGACTATGTAGATGACATATCAAAGGTCATTCAGAGTGACGAGAGCATAAGGAACTCCAAGAATCCTCTTGAACTTGCATACAAGGTCATAAAGGCCGACAAGCTTGATTCCAAGGTCAAGGAACTAGACAGGCCTATAGAGGAAAGGCTTAAGGAGGATGGGGTACTAAAGGAGCTACTATCCAACAAGGATATAAAGAACATGCTCATTAAGGAACTCAAGTCCTCAAGGGAGGAAACTCCTAGTGTGATTGGCAAGGATGGTAAGACTTCGGTCAACGTGGAAGAAAAACCAAAGACAATCAGTGACGGTACTAAGGCTTGGCTCAATTCATAGGGCCGACCATAGTTATATATAATACATCTTATTAAATAACCTTAAAGGGGGAAGAACAAATGCCTACAGTAAGTATGGAGAGCATTAACGAAGCTCTAAAGACCTATTATCTTCCGGGACTTCGTTACCAAATGAACGAAAAAACTACAGCTTTCTACCAGAAAATAGAGAAAACTGCTAAAAATATCAGCGGTGTTGATGTTGAGTTGGCTCTAAGATATGGTAGACAAGGTGGTATAGGTAACAGACCAGACGACACACTGGTAATGCCTACACCAAACTCAAGAAAGACAAGAAAAGCAAAATGGGGAACAAAGAACATCTTTGCAACCATAAGACTTACCGACAAGGTAATCAAGGCTACAAAGGATTCAAAGAACGCCTTTGCCTCAATGCTTGAGCTTGAACTTTCAGATGCACTTACAGATGCAAAGGACAACTTCAACAGACAGTTATTCGGAGACGGTTCAGGAGTTATGGCTACCGCTTCTGCGGTTGTTACCGCTTCAGCTACCGTTCCTGTAGATTCAGTAAGATTCTTTGCAGAAGGACAACAGATTGACTTCTTGGCTTCTGCCGACGACAGTGAGATTGCAACAGGACTAGAGGTTGTGATGGTTGATGATATCACCAACGAGATAACAGTTTCTTCACCGGTTACACTGGCAGTTGGAGACAAGATTACAATATCAGGTTCATTCGACCAAGAACTTACAGGACTTGGAGCTATTATGGAACTTGATTCTACAATCTATGGAATCGACAGGTCAGCAAACAAGTGGTTGAACCCATACACAAAAGCACACAATAATGAACTGTCATTCCTTGCTATGCAAGAGATTATCGACAGAATCGAGACACGTTCAGGAAACACAACAGACTTCCTTATGGCTTCATACGGAGTTAGGAGAGCGTACATCTATCTGTTTGCAATGGGACAGAGAACAGTTAATACCCTTGACCTAGAAGGCGGATTCAAGGCACTTGAATACAATGGTATTCCATTGGTAGCTGACAAGTATCAGGCCGAAGGTACACTGGACTTCCTGACTACCAAGAACTTCACTCTAAACAGACTGCATGATTGGGATTGGATAGACAAGAACGGAAACGTCCTTACTAGAATCTCAAACTCTGCCATCTACGAAGCTATCCTAAGCTTCTACGGAGACCTTGGTTGCGACCTTATCAGAGGACAAGGTAGACTGACAGGAATTACAGAACATTAAAAACCATAGGCGGAGTTAAGTCTCCGCCTTATTTTTTTTATGTAAATTAGGGGGATTGGTGATAAAAATGGAAGATTTCAGAACTGTACTTGATGACAGTGTATATGAGATACCTCAAAGGATTAAGGAGTATGACGATTCCTTCTTCATAGTAAGGAACCACAAATCACAGAAGTTTGAGGTCCATTCTACGGACAACCTTTTCAACACCTATTGCTTCACCGTTCCATATGACGAACTTGATTCCAGAACAATAGACATAGCCATGAAGAACGACACCAAGAAGAAGGGTTTCAGGGAGATAGAGAGGGAGATTGTGGAACACGAAGAGAAGATGGAGAAGGAAAAGGAAAAGAAGGCGAGGGATTGGGCCAACGATGTGGCAAGGGAGACTTATTCCGCATTTAAGAAGGACCTTGACTACGAATATATAGGTATGTCACGAAGAGGTGATTAGATGATTGCTAAGAAGATATACGAACAGGCCAAATTGCATGTTGACGATGACTTCACTTGGGTCCACGGTAGAAGGTGGCTGAACGAGGCCATAAGGATAATAGCGACGACTTGTGATAAGGGTTCGTTTGTGAAAGACGAAACGACCATAGAGGCGGAGAAGAATATTTATTACGACCTGCCTGACAACATAGGAATAAATGCGGTCTACAAGGGTGAAAAGGGAAGGAACAACATGGTACACAATTACGTCGAAGAGGGAGACAGGATTCACTTCGAGGAGGATGGAAGCTATATAGTTGAGTACAAGAAGCTTCCACATGACATACTCAACGAATCAGACACACCACAAGTACACGAACTTTACCATTTGCCTATATCCTATTGGATTGCAAGCAGAGAAAAATTGAGATTTAACCCTATGGATTCTGACGGACATAGGTTGTCACAGGAATTTTATACCCAGATAGCAACAGTGAATGAAAACCTTACAAGAACCAATAGGGTTAGGAAGATATATGTATGATATGGCGGTGATTAAATGGCTTATAAGGAAAATAGTAGAGAGATAGTATCGTTTGTTGACTTCCTAGGCGGAATCAACGACACTTCAACACCGGACCATATGAAGGACAACGAACTTGAAATAGCAGACAATATAAACTTGAACAATAGAGGTGGTTTCTCATACAGGGAAGGTACCACAAATATAAATGAAACATCCTTTGGCGACGATGTTATGTACATCATAGAATATCCGCTCAAGGATGGAAACTTTATGATACTGGCGGTAATGAAGGACAAAAGTCTGTACGATGTTACAGATGGCACCAAGACACTCATAGGCCATCTCAACAGCTATAACATAGACCATGCCATATACAGAAATGCGGTATATCTGGTGGATGGTAGCAAGTTGCAGAGTTATGGAGCGTACGACTACACATCCCAACTGGAAAGTGTTGATATAAAGACCGGGGACATAGTTTACAACTACCCTGTATCTACAGGCACAACCCCGGGAACTGAAAAGCATTACTACAGGGCCTTGTCGGACATGGCGACCCACAACCTTAAGACGGCAGACTATGGCGATGTTACCAAGTGGGAGGATGTTAGCCATCCAACACTGAACCTGCCAAATGTTCTAAGGGAGGTAAAGGCATCCAATGACACCGACAATGACTTGACCGAGATACACAAGTGTAGGTATATACAGGTACACCCAAGAAGTCACAGGTTCTTCACATCCGGAAACCCGGATGATGTTAGTTGCCTGTACTTTTCGGAAAGCGGAAGGCCTGATTACTTCAAGATGACAAACAGGCTATATCCAACAGGCGGTGAAGGTGAGGCCAAGGCCTTGTTCTCAATATCAAGTAGCTTGCTTGTCGGCTATTCGAGTGGATGGTGGGCCTATTCAGGCATAGACGAGACCGACTGGCGTTGGCACAAAATACCCATACCATACGGAATATCCAACAACAGCTCTGTTCAGCTAACGCCGAACAGCCTTATTTTCTTCAACGAGAACGGACTGTACAAAATGAGTACTGCCATGATTGACTACAACATAATAGTAAACGCAGAGGACATACTTTTCAAGAACATAACCACGGGTAAGGTTGAAGGCATAATATCCGAAATAAAGAATCACAGCAACACGAAGAGTGCTTTTGCAGATGGTAAATTCTATCTTGCATATTCAGAAACACCGGGTTCGGAGACCAATGAGAACGTTCTGGTCTACAATTTTGACATAGATGGATTTGTTAAATACACAAACTTGAAGATAAACACCTTCCAGAATATGAAGGATGGCAAGGTCTACTTCGGTAGCAAAAACTACATCATGCACTTTGACAAGGACGTGCTTAATGATGTTAACGAGCTTGGCGAGGTAGTGCCTATAAAACTTCATGTAAAGACAAAACGGTACAGCTTCGATGCTCCGTTTAACAAGAAACTGTTCCACAGGTTCTTCATAGGGACCACGCAGGGTACCGACGTAGGTAATGTAATAGACACCAATCTGAAAATCGACTACGGTACAGTAGGTGGACGTGAAATAAACCTAAGTAGTGAATCCCTGATATGGGGAATATCCCCTTGGGGTAAGGTTTGGGGACTTGCAGATTTGGCCTCAATGGAAATGCACATGAGGGAGAAGGGGATAAGGGTACAGGCGGAGTTCAGCGGTGAGTTCGTAAACACCATGATGCCTATTACCATATTCGGTATTGCCTTTGACATGACCTACCTAAGTGCAAAGGTCACTACAATGGGCCAAAAGAGACTTATTGACGAAGTATATACAGAAATAGATTAAGGCGGTGATTTTATGGTTAAGCCAATAAGGGAATTTAGTGCAAACGAAGGCGATTACAGTATAGGCTTATCGGGACCTGATGCCATAGAGCATGACATTGACAACCTTGCTAGGATGTTTGACCCACTAACCACACATACCGACGGTAGCAAAGGAGGTATATCATCCGAAAACATACAGGATGGGGTTGTTGCAGACAACAACATAGGCGATAGGACAATAGATGATTCAATATCAGACGCATACACCAACACAGGGACACTTACAAAGCTTTTCTCAATGATAGCAAAGGCTATAAAATCCCTTAAGGGGACTGCTACATGGAGTGGGACTACTAGCGACACGATGGAGGGTATGCACGTCAGGATAGGTACCAATACAAGCAATATAGCGAATAACCAGAGCAACCTTGAAACCCACAGGACTAGCGTGGACCACGACACAAGATACTACACAAAGACACTACTTGACGGAGGACAGCTAGACAACAGGTACTTCACTGAAACAGAGCTTGCAAATGGAGTTCTTGACACAAGGTACTATACTGAAAGTGAGATAAACACAAAGCTCACAAACCTTGAGGGGACTGTTATGAACGAATACAATACAGTTCTTGTACCTGATTACAATACAAAGATGCAAATGGCAAGTGACACCATTGACGGATATGTAAGTGACTTGGAGGCATATAAGGTGTCTACATCAAGTGAACTTGAGACAGAACTACAAGACAGGCTTTCCATGGTAAAAAGCGTAAGTAGGTGGGAGAGGGACGATGTTTTCACAGCTCCGGCAAACGGCATTACAGAGTTCACGATACCCATACCCGAATACAATATAGACAATGACCTCATAACACTATGGTATCAGGGTTTGACTATGACAAAAGATGTTCACTACACTCTTAGCACGGTATATGACGTTGACGAGGTTACAGTAATAGGTGCCAAGGTCACGCTTGGTTTCACCCTTTCATCAGGAGAGACCATACACTACAGGGTTAGCATAGCGGTTGGACTTGACACTATAAACGTAGAGGCTTCACCTGGGGAAGGTGCCGTAGGTTTCATACATCTTGACACAGAACTTGCAAATGCGGTAAACAACGCTCCGTCACATGCCTCTGAAACAACTACAGCTCACGGTGGTATAGTACCGGACACAAGGACTATAAACGGCAAACCACTGTCTACAGACATAACCCTGAACATGGGCGACATAAACCCAGACGGCAGTACGTTTGTACCGGAGACAAGGACTGTAAATGGCAAGGCTCTATCTACAGACATAGCACTTGACTATAGCGACGTGTCAGCCGTTCCAAACACACGCACAGTAAACGGAAAGGCCTTGAGTACGGATATAAGCCTTGTAGCTTCTGACGTAGGTTCTGTACCAACAACAAGGACGGTAAACGGCAAGGCACTCTCTACAAACATATCTCTAAACTCAAGTGATATAGGTCTTTCAACGGACCAGACAAGAAAGATAACAACCTCAACATCCGCTCCAAGTGGTGGTAGTGACGGTGATATATGGTTCAGGTATATATAGGTGGTGGTATAGATGGCTAATAATGTATTCACAAAAGCCGGTGGATTTGACAGGCAGATTAGTAACTCACATGCAAATGTGGCCGGCACTTGGCGTGATGTTATCAGTATGCACACCAAGGTTAATGGCGAGTGGAGGGTAATAGATTATTTAAGAGATGTCACGGATAATGATTACTTTGTGGAGAGATTTTCTCAGGACATAGGCACACAAAACTTTTCAAATGCGGGCGAAACTACAGTAAATCCTTCTGGTACGGTTGCGTTTGTCAGGGAACTCGATTATTTTCAAAACTATAACCGAATGGCGTTCTTTAAAAAATATGACGATAAATTTACACTTCTTCATAGCTTTGATTCGCCTCCGGTTACAGTAGATGGACCTGTACCCTACACTAAGTCTGTTTGGTTGGATGATTATACCATGGTTACAGCGTTTGCCGAGAACTATGTTACCTCTCCCAATTCTCATTTAAGGATAGTAAAGTATAGTTTCAATAGCAACTACGACTACCCAACCATAACAACAATCAAATCACACGAATCAGTAAACAGATATTCGGCATTTGCCATGATGCAAGACGGGAAATATGCTTTTACAACATACAATCAGTCGTCACGATATGTCTATGTTTATATATACAATGCCAACCATACGCTTCATTCACAATATTCATTCAGTAGCGGTGGTTCGAGTCAAATTTCCTTTACACATGACGGTGCTATGCTATGTGGTGTAAGTTCAAGGGATTATGATACTGGAGCGGAGTATATCTATATTCCACGTTTTTATATTATAAACCTAGCTACAAAGCAACGGTATTACAAAGACTATACTCAATACGTACATTCACATGATGTTGTAGAAGTGTTTCCGTTTAAAATAAACAACATATATGTTGTTTGTATGGTGTTTACTGAACATGCAACCGATTTGTCACATGTTGTGTTCGTAGGCTTTAGCACAAACTACATCTATAGTTTGTCGTACAGAAGTGGATTATACACAGGAGAATTGAGTTCCAGTTTGAATGGTTCTGCTATTGCCATATCTGATGACGGCAAGTTCTTAGCTATCAATGGCAGAGACTATGGCTCAAATAATGAGCATAACAGGTTGTTTGCGTTGAACAACTATACTCAATATACAAATATATCATTAACAGAAATAGGAACTATATCCTCAGAAGAATATGGAAACAGGGCAGTATTTATAAACAACAGACAGGTTATGTTTAGCACTAAAGGTGGAGTATTTACTTACACCCTATATTAAAGGAAGGTGATTAAATGGTTAAACCTATTGTAAGGACCGATTTGGATTCGGCACAAAATTCAATAGACAACTTGGAGGCAAACAAGGTAGACAAGGTTACAGGCAAAGGCCTATCAACGGAGGACTACACATCGGCGGAAAAGACCAAGCTTGCAGGAGTAGAGGCAGGAGCCAATGTAAATACTGTTGATAGCGTTTCAGGAAAGACTGGTGCGGTTACTCTAAATAAAAGTGATGTAGGACTGGGTAATGTAGATAACACATCAGACCTTAATAAGCCTATCAGTACAACTGCACAAGTGGCATTAGACGGAAAGGTCGATAAAGTAGAAGGAAAGGGCCTGTCAACAGAGGATTATACATCAGCAGAGAAGGTGAAAGTTGCAAATCTACCAGAGGACACTAATGCACAGTTGGCAGATATAGTGACTGATGTTGAGGGCATAGATGCAAGGGTATCCATACTTGAAACAATCTCCGTTAAAACATACGGAGTTAGAAGGGTATTGGATGCTACATCATCTACTCTGCAAAGACTTGGTGATGCTGTAGGACTTGTCGCAAATGCTGACAGTAACAATGTTTCACACAACGCAGTAGTAAACGATTTTGACAGCATCTATCCTTGGAGTCATATGAGACCGTGCATCATAACTGACAATGGAAAGATTTACTATGAAGACGAGCCTGGATATTCTACAGCAATTGGGGACTGGATGATTGAAGTCCCAGAGTTTTACATCAAGCACACAAGGGATGGGGTCAACGAGGACATATATGTGTCAGGCCATCAAATTCCAGGCTACACCAAGACCGACAAATTCTATGTGGCAAGATTCAAAACAACAGAATTAGGAGACGCCTCTCATGCTTCTAGGCCGTCAACTTTCCCTAAGGTTGTTATGGGTAGAACTGATTTCCGCACAAAAGCACAGTCCAAGGGTGTTGGGTGGCAACTATCTGACTTGATGGCCAGGTATTTATTGGTCAGCCTGTATAAGATAGAGTTTGCTGAACTTAATTCCCAGGCAGTGTTAGGAAATGGAGTTGTAAGTGTTAGATACACAGAGGACGATATATCGCAGCTGGAAGAATTGGCAACAAACAGAATCGTTCTATTAGATGCAAACGCAGCTTACTACAATGTTGGTGAGGCTATAAGCATTGGAACTTCTAGAGGTAACATGTCAGGCGGGCAGTATAGGTCAATAACCGCCATAAACTCACTTGGAAATGGAACAACTGAGCTTGTGTTTGACGGGGAACCAATTGATATGCTCACAACATACAAGGCTTATGAGGCAGGGCAGGTCACAGGTAAGACCCTTGACTTACTGGCAGCTTCAGGAAGTGCTATCGGTGCAAGCTCCAGGGCATCTGTAAGCTATAGGGGCATTGAGGACATCTTCGGAAATGTATGGGAGTGGGTAGATGGTTGTCTTATCAATGATAACCTAGGTCATGTATGTCTGGATCCAGTGCTTTATGGCGATGCTATAACAAGCGACTTTGTGCCACTTGGTTATACTAATCACAACGCAAACGGCTATCCTGGAGAGATGGGGTATGACGAGCAATTCCCGCATGCTCAATGGCCAATCAATGTCACTGGAGGTACTAGCACAAAATATTGTGACTACTACTACCAAAACACAGGGCTCAGGGCTCCGTCTGTGGGTGGCAATTTCTACAAT